TACATCTAACAAATCTAATGTAACTGTACCATCTGGATTAAATATTGGATCATTAACAATTAACCACGCAAAACCACCCTGTAAACCCGCTATCCATTGACCTTGCTTAATACTATAAATATCGTAATATGTTGGTTCTGTATTAGTATTATAATATTGTATACCCACTCTAAAACTAGAAGTAGTAACATTACCAGATGGATTAAAAACAATCACTGGTGGAGTACTTGTAGATGTCAAAGGTAATGTAATTGGTACTGAACCTGTTTCTGACATTTATATATTATTATTACTAAAATAATATAAATTATATAAATTATATAAATTATATAAATTATACAAATTACCTTTTATACATAATCAAAATATTTTTAGGGTTTTTATTTGTATAAATAATATTTTATACTAATACTGAATTGCTAAAAGTTAATGACATTATAAATCCCACAAATTGAGTTCCTGCTGGTGCTTCTTCATCCAGACGACTTACTATATTTGCAGTATTTCCAAAATAACTATTAGATACAGAAAATTCTGCATTCATAGTAAATGATCCTATAGTAGTTGGAGAATATGTTACATAAAGATATCTATTATAACCACTAACAATATTTGTAGTTTTATAAAACATTCTATTAGGGTCAGTTATAGTTTTTGTACCACTCTCGGAATTAGATAATATACAAAATGTTGCAACTTGTGGAATCAAACATGCTCGTGCTTGTTGTGTTAATATAGCGTTACCTGTAGGAAGTGATTTAGAATTTGTTACTACCAATTCATTACCACTAATATCTATTTGTAAATTGGATGGTAAAGGTGATAACATAGTTACACCAGTTAATAAACTAACATTTGATAGTGTAGGTTGCTTTGTAGCAACACTAGTAGTGTATCTCACTGCCATAGTTATTGTAGTTGTACCATTAGTACCTCCGCCACCACCACCAGCAGGCCCTTGAGGACCAGTAGCTCCAGTGTTTGTTGCAGTACCATTGTTGCCTTGTGCACCTTGAGATCCCGGAGCACCTTGAGGACCTACTGACCCGGTAGCTCCAGTGTTTGTTGCAGTACCATTGTTGCCTTGTGCACCTTGTGCACCTTGAGCACCTTGAGCACCTACTGACCCGGTAGCTCCAGTGTTTGTTGCAGTACCATTGTTGCCTTGTGCACCTTGAGCACCTGCAGTTCCATTGGAACCTTGAGCACCTACAGTTCCATTGGAACCTTGAGCACCTTGTACCCCTTGTGATCCTTGAGAACCACTGCCAGCAGCACCTTGAGGACCTTGAGCACCTGCAGTTCCATTGGAACCTTGAGCACCTTGTACCCCTTGTGATCCTTGAGAACCACTGCCAGCAGCACCTTGTGCACCTTGAGCACCTTGTGCACCTTGAGCACCTTGAGCACCTTGAGCACCCTGTGAGCCACCGCCACCACCACCAGCTGCACCTTGAAAACCTTGAGCGCCAGTTGATCCTGTATAACCTGTTCCAGAACCACCGCCTCCAGATGCACCTTGAGCTCCAGTTGGACCTGTAAGTCCAGCAGAAACATTTGAAAGTATTATAGCTTGCGTTATTACATCTGCGTCATGTTGTGCAACACTTAAAGCATTACTTTGCGCAATATTTAATGCTTTTAAATACGCGTCTAATTCAGATATATTAGAACTAGCTGTTGTAGTTACACTAGACGTTACTAATGATTCTGGTGAAACAATTGTAACATATGCTGATCCTGTTGCACTAGCAAAAGCTGAATATGTCGGATTGTAATTGCAAGAATTACAAGAATTGCAATTACAACAATTGCAAGAATGACAAGAATGATTTGACCTAGACATATTTTATATAATATAAATATATAAAATAAATAACTTACATAAATTTATTTATATTTTTAACATATTCAAAATTATTATAAATTAACGCGCACAGTGGAAAAATATTTCGCAAATTATATTTAAAAACAATTTAAAAATAACTATATATCCTTATCTAAATATGAGAAAAACAATAGCCGATTGTTTAGTTCTAAAAATAGAAGAATATATAAATAATTCACTAGACACTACTTTATTTATTCTATATGATAAAAATGAAGAACAATATTTAATTAGAGGTAAAAGAAGCGACATTTTAAATAAATCTTTACCTATTTCATACGCATTTTCTTGTAAATATGCATCAGAAATATTTAACTTTATAAATTTTCTACTTTGTAAAAAAAGTAAACTAAATTATACTTTATATAATTATGATAATTTACCATATAATCAAAATGAAATAGATTATTACTACTTGAAAAATTTAGACGGAAATGTTGAATATGAATTAACTGGATATGATGATCAAAAAAAAAGTAAAAAAACAATTTTGAAATATTTAAGCATCTTAAAAAATGTGTTTAATTATTATTAAATAAATAATATAATTAATTATAAGATGAAAGAGATTATTTCATTAGTAATTACAACTACTTGTTTAGCCATAGCAGGTCTAGGTATATATTTTTATAGTTCAAATTCTGATGAAAATACAAATAGTAATCAAAAAGGCGGTAAAAAATCATCATTTTTGAATAATGATAAAAAACAATTTGAATCAGATGATTATTATCAAGATGATAATGAAAACAATTATGATGATGATATAATAGAAGAATCTGGTTATAAATCAAAATCTAAAGCTAAGGTAAAAACAACAAATAATAAAACTAAAAAAACTAGTAATAAATTCACTTCTTCTAGAAAAAAATATTATTATTAAGCCAAAAATATTTATATAATCTTATAAATGATGTAAATAATATCATACGTTGATTTATTATATTTAATTTGAGATGTATAAAATATTTTATTATAGTTGCATATTTGACGGACTATCGTAACAAAACTATTATATGTCATTTTTTTATCTAAATATTTTTTTTTTGAATTATGATAATAAGGTCTACAATTTTCAATAAATTGTTGAATAATTTCATTAAAAAGACCTTTTTTAAAAGATTCATTATTCAAAATATAATATTTGTCATTTTTTACGCATATATTATCTAACAAATTAAAAAGTGTTTCATTAGGAAGATCTTTTTTAAATATTTGTGTTGACATTTTATAAAATGTTATATATATACATATAATATTTTATATAAATCACTCTTGCAATAAATTTATCAAATTATTTGTAAATAAAGCTAATTCTATTTCATCTTCATGAACATTATAAAATATCGTTATATATTTGCAAATACAAGGTATAATTTTATATTTATCTTCTTCATTTAAAATATCTGTATATTTTATAAAAATAAAATAGTTATCTAATATATCCATTACGGAATACCCTCTATCACATAAATCATATATAACAGTAAGCGCTTCTTCTAATTTATTAGATTTTATCAAAGTGGTATATTCTTCTAATGTGTAAAAACTAATATTAGAGCATAATTTAATAGCTAACTCTAAAGTAATTTTTTCACCAAGAAGCTTAAATTTTTCCATGTAATTAATTAAAATTTTTACTGTATTATTACAGATGTTAATGATAAATTCTTCAGCATCAGGATCCATATCAATTTGTTCTTTACTTTTAATATTTTTAATTATTTCAATCAAATTTTCTTTTTGTAATGGTTTAATTTTAATAATAGAAAATCTAGATTGTAAATTTTCAATAACTTTTTGGATATTACTACAAGATGATATAAAATGTACATTATGACTAAATTTATCAATGCAATTACGAAATACTTGTTGGCTTTGTTCATTTATATAGTCAATATCATCTAAAACTACTATTTTTTTTTTATTTGGAATCGTTGAACAAGTTTGACAAAAAGTTTTAACGTCTGTTCTATAATAATTAATTCCTTGTTCTTTCAAACTATTAATAAAAAGAATATTTTCTTCATATTCAAAATGTTGATTATCTTTATAATATTCTTTAATAATTGCATTTAATAATGATGTTTTACCCGAAGCAATATTACCTAATAATAAAATGTTTAAATTATCCATTAAAATCAAGGTTTTTATAATATCAATAACTTCATTATTTTTACCAAAATCATCAAAATAAATCGGTTGAAATTTATGAATAAATAATTTATCTTCTGTTTTCATAAATTAATTAAATTAAATTATATTATAAGTTATTTTATATTTAAGTATATCTTTTTAGATATTATATACTTATTAATGTCTGAAAAACAAGAAGATCACTATAAAATATTAGGAGTTAATGAAAACGCGACTCACGATGAAATCAAAAAAGCGTATAGAGGATTATCACTGAAATACCACCCTGATAGAAATCCTTCTCCAGATGCAACAGAATTATTTAAAAAAATAAATCAAGCTTATGAAATTTTAGGAGATGAACAAAAAAGAAGGCAATATGAAATGGAACGTAAAAATCCTTTTATGAGAATGAGTAATGGTATGCATGGTGGTCCAAATATGAATGAAATGGATGATATTTTAAAAACTTTTTTTGGCGGTATGCCATTTATGAGCGGAATGGGACCTTTTAATATGAATATGAACAATGAAATGGATGATTTAAGTGGCATGCCAGGGTTTCCACCCGGATTTCCACCCGGATTTCCACCTGGTGCACAATTTCACGTTTTTCATAATGGAAGACCTGTTAATATAGGGAAAACAATGCAAAAACCATCCCCTATAAATAAAACTGTTACCATTGACATCGCGCAAGTTTATAACGGTGCTACAATTCCAGTAGATATTGAACGTTGGATAAATGATAATGGAACAAAAACTTTTGAAAACGAAACATTATATGTATCAATACCAAAAGGAATTGATGATAATGAAATTATTCTTTTAAAAGATAAAGGAAACATTCTTAATGAAAATTTAAAAGGGGATGTAAAAATATTTATTAAAATTATTAATAATACAGAAATTAAAAGAAGCGGATTAGATTTAATTTATGAAAAAAAAATAACACTAAAAGAAGCTTTATGTGGATTTACTTTTGAAATCAAATTTATTAATGGTAAAATTTATACTTTAAATAACAATAGTGGAAATATAATTACACCTGATTATAAAAAAATAATACCAAGTATGGGGCTAACTAGAGAAAGTCACACTGGAAATTTAATTGTAATATTTAATATTGAATTTCCAGAAAAACTAACAAATGATCAAATAACAAATTTAAATGATATTTTATAAAAAACAATTTAGAGATATTTAATAATTATAAATTGAACGAACATAAGTCAGTGGTAGACTATTAGACTTCCAATCTAACAACTCGGGTTCGATTCCCGATGTTCGTATTTCTTAATAAAATACAATTATATTTCGCAAAAAATATAATTATATATGTATATAAATGGCGGGCAGACCTAGAATTGTAAGAAATATAAAATCATATATCAATTATGTTGATAATCATAGTGATTCGGGACCAATGAAAGTGGGAACAGCACCAAGTGTAGGAATAACTCGCAATTTTTGGCATAATTTACAGTGTTATGCTAATCAAAAGGCTGGAAAGCCTAAAAAAAGTTATAAAAATATGGTTTTTTTAGGCATAAATCCTGCACAAACACCTGTTAGTGAAGGTTTTTCACAATCATGTAATTATAATTACTCATATATTCCTAACCGAGTAATGCCTAATTATTTTGCAGATTACAATAAAAAATACCATAATCATTATTATAGACCATATTTAAAACCTACTGAAGACGATGAATTATTGAGTTTCAAACAAAAATATACAGATGCTTACAATAATTACTTAAACAATAAATATATTGGTATGAATAGATAAAAATATAATAATAAAACCCTTTATTTTTATTATTATCAAAAACAATTATTATCATAATTTATTTAAGATATTTTACGCGTAGGAATATCAGCAGATACAATATAAATTGAATTTTCTGTAATAATGATATATTCTTCTGCACTTTTATAGAATTTTGCAATACCTGATGTATATTCGTCTTCTGATTTTACAAGTAATTTTTCGCCGGTTGTTTTAGCCCCAACAAGTGCCTTTTTATCCAAAGATGGGGTCCAATAATCTAGCATAATTGGTTTATCCTCAACAATGGATAACTTGCACGCGTGTTTCAATGTTATATCTGATGGTAATCTATAATTAGATTCCACCGATTTAGTATTTGTAGTTGTAGTTGTAGTCTTTTGTTCTGACATTTATATAACTTTAAATTATAAGTCTTTAAATACTTATTTTAATTTTTACAATAATTTTAAATATTAAAATATTCAAATATTTAAAATATGAAAAATGCAAAAAATAATGAAGTTATAAATGAATCAAAAGATTATTCATTAAGTAATTTTGGTAATTACAAAAAAAATTTAGAATACAAAATGGAGGATATTATTGAAAAATATATTTTACTAACCAACGAATTTCTAAAATTTATTTTAGAAAAATTAAAACTAAAAAATAATAATTATTCAAAATTCATTATTATTAGAGGTTATGAAACCATTACGAATATTTTTAATATTATTTTATATCAAACAAAAAACTTAGATTTAACATTTTATCATTGCCAAAAAGCATATTATTATTATATTGAATTCATAGAACAAATTTCCAATTTGGATCATGTTTTATTACAACTAAATTCACGAGATGCTACTACATACGTATATAAGAAAACTTTATTTGAATTACATGAGGAAACAAGAAAAAAAATGCTTCCATCTTCAAACAACGCGAACATTTTATTTAAAAATATAGATGAATTTATAAAAATTTTCAAAAATATTTTTGAATTTATATTACATTTTTTAGATTTAAATAATTTATTGATTAATACGAAATTAATTGATAAATTTAAAACTACTTGTCTTAAAATTTTTATAAAAAATATAAAACACAATGACGATATAACAAAATTATATAATAAAATAGACTACATTAATAAAGAATTTTTAGATAGTGAATTAATTGTTAAAGATTATGTTATTGATGATTATCTAGAATATATTACTCGGAAATTTCAATAATTACGTTTTTTTTACGAATTTTCTTTTTTTTATCTTTTTCAATTTTAGTTTGATCAACATCCATATTCGCATTTTTTTGACAAATTTTATTGTATTCTATTTTTAATATATTTTTTAAAAATTTGTATATTAGTAATAATACATTTTCATCACATTTTCCAACAATTAAAACGCTACCAGTTCTAAAAATCATAAAGGAAACTTGTTTGACATTTTTATACAATTCTGTTTTATCTTTTGATATTTGACAACCATTTTGTAACTCTACATCAGGATTGAAATAAAATTTACATTGGATACCTGGATATGAACACGGATCGTATATAGATTGTATATTATATTTATATTTTAATATGTCATATAATAATTCTCTATTGATATAAAAGCCACAATTGAAATTTGAATTAATTAATACAGTTTCACACGAGTTTTCTTTATAATATAATTTTTCTTGCATATTAGGTTGTAATATTTCTATTATCATATCTAATATTCTTTCAAATACACTATCATCTTGTATTCCAGGTATCTCCAATTTCCCAGTATTAAAAATTTTAATATGAAATTCTTTAAAAATATTTTCTATTTTTAATCGTAAAATTAAGACAAAACAATTATAAAATGCACTTTTCTTCTTTGAACGATAACTCATTATATCTTTTTTTGATAAACCAATAGTAATTTTTCTGATATCTTTGAATTTAATACGCCCAGTTGGATTGTTTATACTAGTAATAATTTGTTCATCATAGTGTGATTCATGTTGAAGTCTGTCTTTAATATCTTGTAATTCACTTTCAGTTAATGAATTAAATTTCATTTGTTTCTTTATTACACCATTCTTAGGATCCATGTATTTTAAAATTGGAACATACCAGAACATATCTTTTAGATTAATTGTATTATTTAAATAAGCAATTTTTGTTTTTGTAGAAATATAAATTTCACTTGATTTAGGAATATCTTTTTCTAAAATTTCTTCATTATTCAAATTTTCATTTATATTTGCAGAAATATAATTACTATCAAAATTTACAAAATTTTCAGATTCAAATGGATCGTCTTCATCATCATCATGATCATCATCATCATAATCATTTTTAGATAAAATGAATTTTTTCCATTCTTCGTCAATATTATTTAATGTTGCCATATTATTAAATATTAAAGTTTCTTTATATTCTTTATATTAATTTTATCTCAATTATTTTCTTTAATATATAATATAAAGAAATGCAAATAAACCGCAATTCGGAAAATAAAAAAAGAACAGTACCAATTGAAATTAGAAATACTTTTGAGATAAATAAACAATATAATTTGAAGCATAATTTTTTTGATCCTATGAAAAATTCACCACCAAATATGTTTATGATAAAATTATATAATAGAATAAACCAATATGAATCAAATTATAAAAATGCGCCCATTTTTGACAATAAATAATTAATTAAAATAGTATTATTACTATTTTGTGAATGCATAATATTTTCTACAAAGTTTAAAAATTCACTTGTAATATTAATTCTTTTATTGCAAATAATATAATTTATAAAATCTTTAATAATATTTTTTTTATCAATATTATATTTATTACTTATTAAATGTATATAATGTGTCAAATCTTCTAAATTTTCATTTGATTTTAGCTTTTCCATTATAATTTCCCATTCTTTACATTCTATGATATTTATAAAATTCATTTTTGGTGTGTTAGATTTAACCATATGTTGATTTGATTGAATAAAATTGATCATACTTCTTAAATCAAATTTAAATAATTTTTGAATATTTTCTAATGATTCATCATTTAAATCTAAATTTTCAGAAATACAAATATTTTTTAAAAATTTAACAATATTTTCTTTTGGTAATTGATTAAAACGCAATCTTATAAATTCATTTTGTAAACCTTCATCTATGCGACTGATGTAATTACAAATTAAACAAAACCTTACAGAACCTTTATAATTTTGTAAAAGATATTTCAATGCTTGTTGTGCATTTTTTGTCATATAATCAACTTCATCTAAAATAACAAATTTCATTCCATTATTGAATAAAGGTTTTGAATTCACAAAATAATTAATTTGGTTTCTTATAATGTCAATACCCCTTTCATCGGAAGCATTTAAATGAATAACCAAATCTTTATTTGTATTGTTCATTTTCTTTTGATATGCTGATATTAATTTTATAATGGTTGTTGTTTTACCTGTACCAGGTGGTCCATAAAATAATAAATTTGGAAAATACTGAGTTTCTATTATATTTTTCAAAATTTTTTTGTTTAAAGAATCCAGAACAATTTCTTCAAAATCGTTGGGTCTATACTTTTCGCAAAAAGGTATAAATTCTTTATTGTTTTTTATCATTTTATTAATAAATATGATTTATTAATAATATTTTTTATCTTTAATATTTTTTTTATTTTTAGAATAAAAATGAATTAAAATTTAATAATAAAAATAGTTTATTACTAATAAACAAATGACAACTTCATCTTTAAAATTAAAAGGGTATTTAGAATTGATTATTGGTCCTATGTATAGTGGTAAAACAAGTAAATTGTTGGAAATTTATAAGCAGTGTAAACTATGTGATATAACAGTTTGTGTTGTAAATCATTCACTTGATAATAGATATCACGATTCAATGTTATCTAGTCATGATAAAATAATGATACCGTGTATGAATATAGATAATCTTAGTGATTTGTGGTTTGTTAATGATGAATTGAACTCTGATAAAAATCAACACTCAGGATATAAAGTAATTAGAAATTCCGACGTCATTTTGATAAATGAAGGTCAATTTTTCAATAACCTATATAAGGTCGTTAATGATATGTTGAAAAATAAAAAGGTTGTATACATTTGTGGTCTGGATGGAGATTTTGAGAGAAAAAAGTTTGGAGAAATTCTGGATCTTATACCTCTTTGTGATAAAGTAAATAAATTGACCTCATTGTGTTCTATTTGTAAGAATGGCAGTCCGGGAATATTTTCAATGAGAATTACAAATGAAACAGAGCAAACCGTAATTGGTTCAGATAATTATTTACCAGTTTGTAGAGTATGTTATGAAAAAAAATATAATTGATTTTATAATATATTAAAACTATTTAAATTTATGAAAATAATTAACATATAATTTTTTTAAAATGGCTCGTAAAAAAAATACAGAACTAAAAATAGAAAAACCAATACAACCTTCACTAAACGAAGTTAATGAAAATATTATGGTAGTTAATAAAGGTAAAAGAGGAAGAAAACCCAAAAATCAAGTACTTTTGAATAATCCAGTAATTAATAATTCAGAATTAAATACTACAATTAATGATAAAGAACAAAATGTGATTGTTGAAATAAGTGATACACTAAATGAAAAATTACAGGGAGATAATGTAGATGAAAATGATGAACAAATAAAAACAACAGGCAAAAAAAGAGGGCGAAAACCAAAAGGTGGCAAAATAATTCAACAAATTATATCAAATACAAATGTTAAAGAGAGTAAACCAAATATTATTTTACATTTGAAATGTTCTATGAAAGATTTACAAAATAATTTGATAGAAAATAATATTAATGGATACGATTTTACATCATATAAAAAAGAATTATTATATGAAATTATTACAAATAATGATAATACTAATAGTAATCAAAATATAGTAAATCAAAAACAATCAAGTGAAGAAATTACAATAAAAAATGATTATTGTGATGATGATTATTGTGAAAATGATACATTTACATGTAAAAAAAATGATCAGAAAGATTTATGGAAAAAACTTAAAAATTTAGAATATAGTTTACATCTCAACAATATAAGCGATAAAAAATCAGCTTGTTTTTGGTGTACATACGAATTTGATAATCCTCCTATATACATACCAAAACATTTTATTAAGGAATCATATCAGGTATATGGTTGTTTTTGTAGTCCAGAATGTGCAACATCGCATTTAATGGAAGAAAATATTGATAGTTCAACCAAGTTTGAAAGATATCATTTATTGAATCATATTTATTCAAAAATATATGGATACACAAAAAACATTAAACCTGCTCCAAATCCGTATTATATCCTTGAAAAATTTTATGGAAATTTAAATATACAAGAATACAGATCTTTGTTAAAAAATGAGCGTTTATTCTTAGTTGTAGATAAACCGTTAACACGCATATTACCGGAACTTCATGAAGATAACGATGATTTTATAATTAATAATAAAATAATTCCTTCTAATACATATCAAATAAAAAGAAAAATGTTAAATAAACAAAGTAAAAATAATATATTAAGTGAAAAATTTGGTTTACATTAAAAGTATTATATTTTTTTTTTATTTCTTTATTATATAACTTATAAATAATATGACATTAAATAGCTATGAAAATACATCAAACGAAAATGATAATTATTTTAAATCTATTATAGATTATATAAAAAATTATTATAAACAATTATTATTATTTATTCTAGCTATTTTAACAATAATAGGGGTTGAAAAGTTATATTTATATAACTCTTTAAAATTTGGATCAGTTAATTTTATTCCTGGCTTACCAAATCCATCACCAATACCAAGTCAAATAAGTTCTAAAAAAAAACGAAATAAAAAATAATAATAAAAAATAATATTAGTCATTAATAAATTCTTCTAGGTTTTCTGTAAAATAAATTTGCATTTCTTTTTCATACAATGTAATAGTGTAATAAATTAATATTATCATTATTATAAAATAAATTGTAAAAAATACATGATTTAGTAGAGGTATTTTTTTAAATAAGTACTTTAAAAATAAAACAATTAAAGTTGAACATATTATATTTAAAATATAATGATCTGTATTTTCTAAATCGGATTCAGGGTTCATTTTTGTACCAAAAATGATATCAGATATATCAGGCCCAAGATTTTTCATATAATTTTTATGATGAATTTCATGAATTTTATTTACATGAAAGATTGAATAATTTATATTGTGTACCGAAGTATATAAAAGATAACAAAATACAACAACCCATTCATCTATGAATGGCAAAATATTTACACCATACTGATAAATTATAAGATGTTTAAATAATATAATATATAAAAATGCAAAAAATTCTAACAAGATTTGAAGCAAATGTGAGAGATTATTATTATTGTGATGATGATACAAATGAACTGTATTGAAAGGATACGATGATTCTAGATGATTTACATAATGTCCACAATGTACAACAAATAACATAATTGCAAAAGTTACGTATGACGTAAATTTATTGTCTAGTAAAAATAATGATAATGAAATAATCAACCATGATTTGTAATTTAATTTACACGAATCATAAAAATGATTTATTCTTTTTATTAAGACATTTTCAATACTTTTATTAATAGTTTTTAACATTGCAAATTAATTAGTTCTAATATTTTTTTTTTATTTATTGTCTGTATTGATAATATGAACAATATTTTACAAGCAATCAATATCCATACATTTATTAACAATTCTAATTGTTGTTCATACATATGATTACATTTATACACTATTTTTGATTTTTTTAAATGTTTTATACGTTTTTTTGCTAAACTATTTTTTAAATACTTTTGTTCCAAAATAGTAAGTGGACAGTTATGTAAAACTACAATTGAAAAAGCATCTAATGATAATACTATTAACAAAATTGTAAGATGAAACGGATTATTATTAAATAAAATAATAATTGCACTCAATATTAAAATTGTGTAATGAATAAATACATAGTAATAGCCAACGAATTTACTGTATATATTGTTTTTTTTTAAAAAATTATTTATTATATTTGATGTGATACGGATTATATTTTCCTTATGCATTAATCTAAATATATTTTATTAATTAAATAATTTTAATTAATCAAACTATTTTCTCTCCTTTCTTTTTCCTTTTTATATTTTTAATATCATTTTCTAAATTTGTAATTTTCTTTTTTAAATATGTAAATTTTTCATTTATCATGTTATTGTATTGTCGCATTACCTTAATCAATACAGGTATTACTGCTAACAATATTGAAAGAGTGATAATTGTTAAAATATTCATTTATTTTATCTATAATATAAGTATAATGTATAAAAGAATAATACAACGAATATAAAAGATCATAATTTCGTCTCATCTCTTTCTTTTCGTAAATTGTATTCTCTCATAGTTGAATCTAATTTATATCTTATTTGTTTGTAAATTTCCTGGTTCACTGTTGTTATAGGTGGTGCTTTTTTTTCAGTAATTCCTAAATAAGATTTAATTACTTGAATGTGATCATAGTTAAATTCTTTTAGTTTACTTGTTGCTTCTTCTTCAGAATAATTTGTTTGTCTAAGAATCAATTGAATTTTTTCTTGAATTTCATTATTACTAGTGAATGAAATAGAATCTGTCATATATGATTAAAATAAATTATTTTTTAAATCATATTAAACGAATAGTTATATATAAAAATATCATTGATAAATTTGATATGTCTCATAATGATAATACACAACCATTGTTAGTTAAATTAACTGATATAAATACAATTATAAAAAATAGTGTTCAAGACATTGTTAAAAGCTTTATAGAAAGACATGTATTATTAGAAGAAACACATGATACACTTATTAATTTACCAATAGTAAAAAAATATTACGAAACTAAAGAAACTACTGTAAATGACAACATTGTAAATAATACTACTACTGATACAAAAGATATTACAATATTAATTAATGATGTATTCAATAAACTTTCTACACAAATAAACGATCTTAAAAATGAAATTGATAGTTTGAAAATAGAACGGAACCAATCTTGTAAATGTGTTAATAAGATTGAAAAAGAAAATATAAAATTAGAATTTGAAGATCTAAAAGAACGGCAAATTGTTAGTGCGTACGATTTAAAAATAAATGAAGATGAAGATGAAGATGAAGATGAAGATGAAGATGAAGATGAAGTAGAAGTAGAAGTAGAAGAAGAAGTAGAAGAAGAAGTAGAAGAAGATGAAGAAGTAGAAGAACTAGAAGAAGAAGTAGAAGAAGATGAAGAAGTAGATTCAGTTGAAACAGAAAGTAAAGAAGATAAACAAGAGGAAGAAGATGAAGAAGAGGAGCTAATAGAAATAGAAATTGACGATATTACTTATTGTACAAATAATGAAGAAAATGGTATTATTTATGAATTAGATAAAGAAGGAAATGTAGGCAAAAAAGTAGGTTATTTAAAAGATGGTGATGCATATTTTGATTAAGTAGTTATATTTATATAAAAATTCATAAATACAAAAAAAATAATATAAATTATTTATATATGGAACAACTATGCGGTCCAGCAATTATTTATTTAATTTTTTCTTTAACTCAAATACTTATTGATATCTTTAAAGGCTTATATAATACAGTACTTATGAAAATTATAGTAATGATTATGATAACTTTTCTTTTACAAATACTATGTAATCGTGGTTTAACTATAATTTCTTGGATAATTGTATTTGTTCCTTTTATTTTGATGACGGTAATAGTATCACTGCTTTTATATTTTTTTGGACTAAACGCTAGTACTGGACAAATAAATTATGCTTGTAAAGATAATACAGAAAAAAAACAAACTGAACCAATTCACAATAATTATCGCACAGATTCTTATGGAAATATAATTATTTATGATCCATATTATAATGCAGTAAATAAACCAGTTTATTATGATTCGCCAAATATTATTGTACCAAAACCATTAGAATTTCCAAAATATATAAGTAAATAGCTTAAAAAATAAACATATAATTATTTATAGATTATTTTTATCAATAATTATGATAATGAATTTCAATACATTTACAAACTATTTTTTTTATTTATTTGTTATTTATCAATATTTAAACTACTATTATCCTGAGAGTACAGAAAAATATATGATAATATTTACTTATAATTGTATTTATTTGTATAGTAAATTAGAAATTTTATTAAAGAAAAATATGACAGAATCTCATAATTTTTTAATCAAACATGATAAATATCAAAAATTACTAGTAACATTATGTAAAATTGAACAACAATATTTTGATGTTAAAAATAATATTTTATTTCACATATCAACATTTGTAAATCCTGTCTATCATTATAATTCTAATTTAAATAGCCAAGAATCATACAATAAAATCACAATAGATTTTATTTCAAACAATGAAAATATTGTTTCATTTGAAAAAGATGAACTTATAAATGAATTTTTACCATGTTTATTATCTAAAAATGATGATGGTTGTGATGAAGGTACCGAGAAACGTAAACAGGACGAATTTAATTATGATTTTATTATTATTAATAGTACTGAAAATTTGAAAAAAATTATTACTAAATCTGATTTAATTAATGACGAATCTATTTTTCAGATAGACCCTTATTTATATAAACCTTTATTATGTGAGCTTTTAAATGGCGACGAAGTTATAAAAATTGATTTTAGCAATAATGGTAAGTTTTACAATTTTTTAGTTGTTGGCAATCAATTTGATAAAACCTTCTTAAAATATTTTATGAAAACATATTATGAAATAGATGTAAAAGATGATTATGTTTTTAAAATATTAGATAATAATGTTAACACTATTTTATTTGAAAAAACCGATATAATAAAAATTAATAGAGACACAATTAGTAAATAACAAAAATTAATATATATAATTTTTAAAAATAAATATAAATATATATTTAAATAATTTAAAAAAAAAATGAAATATTAAATTATAATATGGACTCCCAACAACAGAATACATTAATGACTGAAACTACTACTTGTAATCCAATGGAAGAATTTCATATGTTATCTGACAAATGGACTCTTTGGGCTCATTTACCGCATAACACGGATTGGAGCATTAAAAGTTATATTCCAATCTATACTTTTACTTCAGTTGAGGAAACAATAGCTGTTACAGAAACACTCCCTCCTGTTTTAGTTGAAAATTGTATGTTGTTTCTTATGAAAGAAGGTATTAAGCCTACCTGGGAAGATCCGCAAAATAGAAATGGTGGTTGCTTTTCATATAAAGTATCTAATAAAAATGTTGCAACAGTTTGGAAAGATTTAACTTATGTAGTAGTAGGAGGTACTATCAGCAATCAAGCGTCTTATGTAAATAAAGTTACTGGAATCACTATTTCGCCAAAAAAAAATTTTTGTATCATCAAAATATGGATGTCTGATTGTTCAAACCAGAATCCATGCGTTGTAACAAATGATTTAAAAGGATTGCCATCACAAGGTTGTTTATTTAAAAAACATACACCAGAATATTAAATTATATTTGAATATTTATAACTCTTATACAATAGTTATAAAAATTTTACTTTAACGTCTCCTACGATTTCTACGACTTTTATTTTTTCTTCTGTATTTACTAGAAGATTTTTTATTGCGTCTTGTACGTATTTTTCCACCCATTGAATTTTTGTAATTAGAGAAACTATTACTAAAACGTTCCTTCATATTATTAAATTTTGATTTAGTATTTTGATAAGCATTATTTAAATATTCATTATTGTTAATACTATTCTGCATGCTTTTTAAATATTCACTATTGTTAATATTATCCTTCATATCATTAAATCTTGATTTTGTATCTTGATAAGTAGTATTCAAATATTGACGCGCTTTTGAAAAATCTGGTGGTTTTATCTTAGATGATAAGTAAGAACTTGTTGACATTGCTGCTTGCCCTAAAGCGTTTCCTAAATTATCCATTTATATATATAAAAATATATTAATATAAAATATATTAATATAAATTATATTAATATATTTTATATTAATATAATTTATATTAATTTGGAACTGGGAATGGACGTTGTTCTCGTTCAACAACTAAAGGTTCTGGTACATATACTGATCCCTTTTTGAAAGTATTAGACCAGCAAAGTTCTTTCAATTCCGGTGTGAAAACGGGTGCTGGATTTACTAAATTGGTTGAATTTATTCCAAACAAAAAAGATTCTATATCAGGTGCATTATAAGACATTTGATTTGCAGGTATTTGAGCAGGTAGGAGCCCAGTTCCAGGCAATCTTGTCTCATAAGCTGCACCATATTGTGAATTTGGATATAAAGTATAGTTTGATGATTGTTTAAATTCTCTTTGTTCTAAACAATAATTTCCGGGAGTATTTTTATTACGTGTTGAAGCCATTTTATATAATTATTATATTATATTTATTTATATAATAATTATATTTACTTATTCATTTTTTTTGTGTTATTAAATTAATTTTTTCACTACTAATACTTCCTTTAATTATAAATTCACAAATACATGGATAAAATAAATACAAATAATCATATGAAAATAATATCATAAAAGTTTCTATTTTATTTTCATTGTTATTTTTCTCTTTATATATATTTTTTTCTATACATGAACAAATTTTTTGAATATCTACATTTGAAATCATAATACTGTATAATTTATTTATCTTTTCATCAATAATTTCTTCTAGAAAATCATTCAAATCAAAAATGCGTATTAAATCATATTTATAAATTACATCAAGTAATTGTTCTTTATCTTTTTCGTCTGTTATATTAAATTTTCTAGCTAAATCTTCATCATTGTACGTAATAATATGATCTAATTTTATCAAATTGTTCATAGTAATAATAATAATAATTACATTTATATTGTTATTATTAAAAAATTTTTTATACGTGTTCGTTTTTAGATAATCTTTCTAAAAACCTTTCTTTATTTCTTTCTTCATTCATGTAAATATTTATTATTTCAGCTGGCGAATAAAAATATTCATTAATATTTACCAGTTCTTCTAATGTAATTTTTTCATTAAATAAATGTGTATACATTTCTTTTATTATTTTGTGAGATACATAAGATAATTCTAGCGTTATATCTATTCTTCCTGGACGAATTAATGCAGGATCCAATTCTTGATAATGATTGGAAGAAATTAACATTATTCTACCAGGAGTTTCACGAATACCATCCCATAAATTCAATATATCATCTAATGTAATTGGTTCATCTTCTAATAATATTTTTGGAAATTCACAAGTTTTTTCTGTTGACTTTTCAGTAACAGCAATTGTTTCTAATAAATCTCCAACTTTTACTTTTGAACTATTAGACAATTCTTCAAAATTTAATTTTTTTCCAAATCCGGTTATACTTTTATTTTTTAATTTTTCTCTGTTTAAAACTATATCTCCAACACAATCTAAATCTTCAAAAACAATTATTTTTTTATCAAAATCTATACTACCTTTTTTATTATCTGAATTGTAACGTTCTTCAAAAAAAATACTGTCTAATTGTTTTTTTGTTTTAATAAGTTTCAATGAAATAACTATAACATGACGATTTGTGTAATTTGCAATGGCTTTAATTAAAGAAGTTTTTCCCGTACCAGGAGGACCATGCATACCAATACCAATTGAATAAGGTATACCTTTTTTAAAATACCATTCTTTATTATTTATAAAAAAATCTATTTTGTTTATCAAGTTTTGTTTATTTTCAAAGAAAACATTACTAAATTGTCGTGTGCTTGAAAAGACATTTTCATCCCATAATTCATAACGACTATCTTCATATTTTGTTTTAGTTAATGTATAAATAAATTTTTTGTTGTCTCGTAAATCTTCCAGAGAAGATAAATATTTTTGGGTTATGTTTTCAACAAAAACTTTTATTGTATTTATATCACTTTTATAAGAAAATAGTTGAATAGCGATTTTTTCAAATTTATTTATTGTTTTTGAATTATTATTTTTTGAAGTATTATCATCTTGTTTTTCCTCATTACAAATTTTAGTATATGCATATATTTGTAATTCTTTTGATATTAAAAACTTTGTGTTTTGAATTACCATATAAATACCAAAATCTCTTTTATTGTGATTTGAAAAATTATCAAATGAATATTCTTTTATATGTTTAATACTTTTATTATCATTTAGATTACTAATTATATGAATCCACAATGCTTTAAATCTATCACTAAAAGAATTGGTTTGATTTAAATTATTATCGTAATATGTTGTTGTTAGAGCTATTTTACCATCGTACTCTACTACATTTTTATTATAAAACCAACTTGCCACATCACAATCTGAATATTTAATAGATTCAATAAAATTAGTGAAAAAATCATTTAAAAAACGTGTTATATATGTTATGAGTGTTATTATTACAGTAGTTATGAATGTATCATAGATAATATTTCCAGTTTTTAATTTATCAAATAAAATCACATTCAAAATATTTCCATGCATTGTTTTTAGTTGTGAATCTATACCACCTATACCAAACATATTTTATTAATAATTATTATTATTTAATAAATAAATAAATATCTTTAAATAATAATTAATTGTTTTCAAAGTTATTATCATCTTCAAATAATGGTAAATTTTGATTATATAATTCAAAATCTTCAACTTCATTTAAATCGTATGATTTAAAATCTTCTAGAGATCTTACTAAATAATCATCTGCGTCCCCTCTTGTGCATTTAATATTTTTCCAAAAATCTAGTGATTGACAACAATAATGATTGAAAGTTATGTATTCGCGAAATATACTAATAAATGTGTCACTACCATCAGGTGCTATCATATCTGCTTTATTTGAGTAAGTAGCACTATGAACGTTCAAATCCGAAAAATCATATGAAGTATTAACAAAATATTTAAGTCTTCCATGATCGGATAAATCCGATTTTCTTTTTGTAAAAGATTTTACTATATTTTTTGGTTGTTGTATGCAACCATTTGAACCAAATAGTGTTTCACTTATTTGTATTTGTGACAAACGTTCATTATTTTTTAATACAACTGTTAAATTCACATCACATCTAGACCAAGCATATTCATCCAAATCAACAATTAACAACCATTTTGTTTCTTTTATAGTTGGTAAAAAATGTCTAGTATATAAGTTTCGTTGTCTTCCCAAATAATAGGGTTCATTTACATTAAATAATGTAATAATATCTTTATCAATATATTCTTGAATGATTTCCATAAAATTATCTGAACTATTGTCATTTATTAAATAAAAATGTTCAGCGCCATGATGTAAATAATGTTTTATCCATTCTTTAATACTATGTGACTCATTTTTAAAAATAGCCCCTACAGAAAAATAATATTTTTGTTCCATTTATATAGAAAAATAGAAGAAAATCTTTAAATAATTTGCATTGCCTTTTTATACATTTCCTTATTTAAAACGCCCATTATTATTTTATTAATATTAATATTATTATAATAAAAAAATTGATTTATTAGTAAATATGGAAATCTATATTCAAACAAATATCAAAAATGTACCAATCAGAACCTTTATATAAATTATTAGATTGGATAGATATAAATAAAATTCTTCATACAAAAGGTATTTCAAAAAATACAAATGCTATACATTTATTAGAAGCATATCCAGATAAAATTAATTGGGAGTATTTATCAGAAAATTCAAATGCTATTTCTTTGTTACAAGAAAATTTAATAAAAATTAATTTCAGTAGATTAGCATGTAATCCATGTGGTATTCCTTTATTAGAAACACTAATACAAAAAAAATCAACAAATATTGATAACATTGATTGGTGTGTATTATCAGGAAATCCAAATGCGATTCCTTTATTAGAAAAATATCCAAATAAAATTGTTTGGAGTATGTTATCAGGAAATCCAAATGCGATTCCTTTATTAGAAAAATATCCAGATAAATTTTATAAAATTAATTGGGAGATGTTATCAGCAAATCCAAATGCTATACATATATTAGAAGCAAATCCAGATAAAATTCATTGGGATTATTTATCATTAAATCCAAAAGCTATATCTTTATTAGAAAAAAATCCAGATAAAATTAATTGGAAATGGTTATCATCAAATCCAAATGGTATTGATTTGTTGAAAAAAAATCCAGATAAAATTAATTGGAAATGGTTATCATCAAATCCAAATGCTATAAATTTATTAGAAGCAAATCCAGATAAAATTTTTTGGAGTATGTTATCAGGAAATCCAAAAGCTATATCTTTATTAGAAAAAAATCCAGATAAAATTAATTGGATTTGGTTATCATCAAATCCAAATGCTACTCATTTACTAGAAAAAAATCCAGAAATAATTGATTGGAATTTGTTATCAGCAAATCCATCTATATTTGAAATTGATTATAAAAAAATGAAAAAAAGAATGGTTGATATTTATTTTGAGGAATTAATGAAGGTTACCTTCAATCCAAAACGTATTTCAGGATGGTTAGATGCCGGATTTGAAGATTTTTAATATTTATAAAATCTTATTTAAAATGGGTGTTTTAAATGAGAAAAGGTGTAAAAGATGAAATTATACATACTGATAGGTTGTGTGTTTATTAAAATAATCGGCATCTCTTGTTAATTCACGTGATGGAACACCGCCACGAATCCAGCCTTCTGAAGCTACACCTTCAACACAATTTGCAGGATTTGTTATCTTCTCTCTAATAGCTGGCAATAAAGGCGTTGAATGATATGTTGCATAACTTTTTTCACTTAAATTAACTACACTTTTTTTGTTAATAATTTGTTCACCTTGTTGAATTTGTGATTCAATTACAGGATTTACTGAACCTCTTCCTAAATATGGTACTGTTGCAAAAGGTCGTTGAAATAAATCAATATGACATCTTGGATGTGTTTGAATACTACCAATCAAAAGATCAGACGAGTCGTCTATGTTACATCCACCTGCGCCACTTCCATAACCTCCATTATAAAAAATACCAGGTTGAGTCGTAGCCAATTCTTTTGGGTTTTTCATAGAACAATCAGAAGCAAAAAAATTTTGCAACATATAATTAGCAGATTCTACGTTTTGAATATCGGTTTGTGATTTACAACATGGATCTAAACCAATCCTTGACATGTTATCAAAAGTATAACTAAAAACATTTTCCATTTATATTATTATATATATAATAATATAAATTTTATCTAAATAAATATATTTAATTTTTTTCTTAATATAAAATGTATCTATAATTATCTTGAACTCTTGCAAATGCGCCTTCAGGTGTACTTTCTTTTCCAGAATATTTCATATCATCATATAAATATTTCGCATAAGCACCTTGATCATTAGCAACACGTGTGTTAGGTGTGCTATAAAACACACGGTTTGATTGATCTAATTCAAAATTATTCCATAAATCACCAAATAATTGCTTGTTTGTATTATTTATTCCAGGATTCACAAATTGTACAGTTTTTTTAATATTTTTTGTAATTTTTTCATCAATTTCAGGATTAAAGCTTGGCGGTGCTGCTTTTCTTTCAGGGTCATCCATAATATCAGTAAGAAGTACGTTACTAAACGGGTTCAATTTATTTCCTTCTTTAAATTCACTACTAATGACACTTTCTAAAGTAACCGGATTTTTAATTTGCTTAGTATTTTTATCAAATAATCCTGTTACTTCATTACCTTGGACTATAAAACCTTCTTTTTCTAACATATTTTTATTCATTTTTGGTTTGCGCATTTTGTAAAAAATAAAAATTAATCCTATTGTTATAATACCAACAACTAGTATTCTCAAAGATTTTGTTAATATAAACCCTAAAATTGTGATTATAATAATTAATCTCGTAATTGAATTTATTTTTTGTTCATAAATCATATTATTATTAGGCCACAATTCAAGAATATAATCTTTATTAAATAAAATTGTTGGATCATTTGCCCAAATTTCTTGTGTTGTCATTTATATATATCCACTTTTAAAAAAAGTGGAATAAAATCAATTTTTCATCTAAATATTAAAAACTAAACTTTTAAAGATAAATAAATGGTTTTGGTTCAATATCAATATCAATGTCAATAGTATTATTATCATTATTATTATTCAAAGGACAATGGAAGTATCTGTTAACTATTTTATAATCACAATTTTGTGGAATAGTTCCAAGTTTTTCACACAATTCAAAAAAAATTTCTAGATATTTATCATTATTTTCATATTCTCTACATGTGTACAAATCAAAAGCTAAATGGTTTTTCTCAGGAAATGTGTGTACAGACAAATGTGATTCAGAAAGTAAAAATAAAAAACTACACCCTTGAGGGTAAAAATCATAGTCTATTTCACCTAAAATGTTAAAATTGTTGTTGACACAAATATTTTTACATAATAGTTTTAAATCAAGTTTATTATTTAATAATTTACTATTTGTTATTCTTTTTAAATCACAAATGATATGTTTTCCTGAACTAGTTTTATCTTCAAACATTCGTAAAAATAAATTATATATAAATCTATAATTGCTTTTATATTCATTTTTTATTTTTGTTTTTTTTCTTTTTATTAGTACTATTATTATTTAAATTAGTATTTGGATTAACATTTGGATTAGCATTTCGGGACGTTTTTTCCGCTTTTTCACATTTACTGAAAAGTGAAATTAATTCTTCCTCACTCATTGCTGGTTTTGTATTTGCTTGTTGTTCTTGCATTTTGGTTTGTATTTCTTTCATAGCTTTATTCATTTCAGACTTTGATTGCATTCGTTCTTTCATTTTAGCTATCTTCATTTTCTTGTTTAATTCGGTTTCCATAGCTCCGTAATTAATTTTACCACCTTTTCCTAATCCTGATGCAGACATACCCATTTTACTCAGCATTTCTTGAATTCCATTCATTCCAGGCATATTCTTCATTTTATTCATTATTTCTGTTGCTTCTGCAATCAATTCGCTTTCTTTAATTTCGCCCGACTTGAGTCTTGTATCTAATTTTTCACCAACATTTTTGACTAATCCCATTAATTTACCAGGATTTTTAATTATTTTATTAAATACATCTTTCATGTCTGTAGACCCATTTGCGTCTATACCTAAATCTAAATTTTCAGCAGTTTCCTCTGCAATTTCTTTAGCTAATTTACCTAATTTACCTTCTAACATACTTGTAATATGATCATGTAAATTTTCAGGATTAGGTAAATCATCCATATTCAAATTGGTACCAAATTTGCTTTCTGTCTCTTCTGAATTATCATCTTCACAATCAGCTGAAGTTTTCATATTAAAAATTTCTTGCATTTTTGTTAATGTTTCCTCTAATTTATTTTTAAAATCACTTTCATTTATTGCTTCAAATAATTTTGCACTATCACCAAATGCATCTTTGTTGTCTACTGTACTAATAATAGAAAACATAATTAATTGTAAATATTTCCAAATGGTTTCTCTTGTTTTATCGGATATATCAAATTGCCATAAATCCTTAAAATGAATATGTGGTAAAAATTCAGTATCGGTTGTGGTTTCATCCTTAAAAATCTCATCATTTTGATAAAGTATTTCAAAAAATCTTACCGGATATTTTTTTTGACAAAATGAAAATAATATATCAATACTTTTTTTTTCAGACTCTTGAATAGCCTTTACCCTGTCTTCTTGTTCTTCTATATAATCAAAACTAGATGGATCTTTCCACCATTTATTAATAATTGGTGAATACTCAGGAAACGTTTCCTTGATATCATTAACAAAATCTTTCATTACTTTTGAGAATTCTTCTGGAACTTCTTTTTTATCTGTTTCGGACATTTTATATGTTGTATATAATTTTATTTTTTTAAGTCTATCTTTTTGTAAATAATTAAAATATTAGATAAATTTATTTACAAAAATTAGTTATCATATAATAAAGATAATTTTGTTAAATTTTGAATATATTTCATTGTTTTATTACGATTTTCTTCTGACATATTCCTTATAGGATTACGTAATCTATCAATGCCATCCATTATTTTATCAGAAGAATCAATAGTAGACAAATCATTTGAATAATCCTTTTCTATAAAAAAAGATATATCACCTTTTTCTATTCTATCTTTATAATTGTCAACTATATTTAATTTCCATATTTGAATGATTATTTTAGGGTTTGCTTTTCTTATCATGATTAAAGATTTTTTAGCTGTCAAAACATCAACATTATCAGGGAAAACTGATTGTATATCTGATATAAATTCCACAAAATGATCATTAAATGCAGCTAATATATTTTGACTTGACATATTATTATAATTTTAAATTATAATTGTATTTAAACCACTTTCCCTATAAATATAATTTTTTATATAATTAGATTTCAATAAAATTTACGGTTTTCGCCTATCCCATATTTATAATAATGCTCTATTGCTTCTTCATCCGTTAAGTGTTGCAAATCAGTATACAAATTTTTATAATTAACTACACTATCAAGATCCATCTTTTTGTATTTATTACAATATTGTAAACTGAATTTTGCATCAATAAAATTAGAGGATTCTCTATAAACTATATTATTTGGTTTAGATAATAAAGGTGTCCAATATTTACAATTTTCAAAAAAATAATGTATTACTATTGATTTTCTAGTAAGATTTATATCATTACGCTTACTTCCACCATGTATTAAATTTGCATGCCAAATAATAATGTCTCCTTTATTTATAATACCATAGTCGGGGTTAATTCCTGTTTTTTTGATTTTTTTTTGTATTTTATTTTCATATTCACTATAATTACCAGGTTCTAATTTTAAGTTTTGCATTGTGTAAAATGGTAATTTATGACTTCCAGGATAATATATTAATGGTCCAGAATCCATAGATATATTTTCTAACGCAATCCATACACCACACATAAAATTTATTGGATTGCTGCAAAAATGTATTTGGTCTGAATGCAATTTTTGCTCAGTACCTACATAAAAATTTAATGTTTGGAAAGGTATAGGTTTTTTATTATACAAATAATTTAAAATATTCATAATTCTTTTATTAAATGCAAGATAACCTATAATATCATATTGCTTCCATGCATCAGCAATTCTATTTGGAGTTTTATTTTCAGGATGTTTTTCATAAATTTCATTATTAATATTATCAATAGTATTGTTATCTATTACAGATTTAATAATTAGATAACCATCTTTATTAAATTTATCAAGTGTCATCATTTATTTATTAGTTTTTTAGTTTTTTATATTTTATAATATTATTATTAAATTTTATGATAATTTTATTTAATTAAAATGTCCATATTATATACCCATTGGCGGGCGGTTACCTGACAATTTTTGAAAATCCTGTTCTCTTTGTTGTTGTAATTGCTCAACTGTCAAACCCTCTGGTAATTTACCAGATTTCTTATAATCATGGTCATCTTCAGGGCAGTGTATTCCCATTTGATTACTCATGTTAAGGTCTACATAATTATGCATTTGTCTCATTCCACCATTTCCTGTCGCTTTTAATGCCTCGGCATCCATATCTAAAAAACTATAGTGATCTGACACTACGTCACTAAACCCACCTCCGCTTCCAAATGAAAAAGCCATAGGTTCCATATTATTTTGTGTTGCTTGTTTAACCATTTTTTGTTGAACTGGTCTAAAATGTTCTAAAATTGAGTCTCCATAAAGCACGTTATATCCTTGAGTTAATAATAATAATGCAGGTACTCTATTAATGTTATCAGGCATTAATATTTTATTACCATTTTCAAGAATAATAAATGTTTTGTTATTATTGTCTTTTACTCTTTTATCAATGCATATAAAATGAATTTCTTTCTTAATATCTGTTTTAGATAAAGTTTGCAAAAGTTTTCTAGAATGTTCACAAAAATTACTATAATATAAAATTGTACTCATTTAATTATATAAATAAATGTATGTTTATTTAAATTATTTTTAACTAATTTTAAAAAAAAATGATTTAATTAATTCAATATAAATATAAAGTATTATTATAATTAGAACTATGAATCCTCACATTGAAAAAAATAGTAAGAAAGGCAATATGTTGTCTTTTACATTAAATGGTGTTAATGTAAGTATTGCTAATGCTATTCGCAGAACTATTTTGTCTGATATCCCAACGGTCGTATTTAAAACATCTCCATATGAAGAATGTAAAGCAAATATTATTACAAACACATCACGTTTAAATAATGAAATATTAAAACAGCGTTTAAGTTGTATTCCTATTCATATAGCAAATTTTGAAGAAATTAATCTAAAAAATTACTTGTTAGAAGTAAATGTAGAAAATACTACAGACACTACAATATATGTAACTACTCAAGATTTTAAAATTAGAAATCTTTTAACAGATTCATACTTAAGTGAAAAAGATACACGAAATATTTTCCCTCCAAATGATTATACTGGATATTTTATTGATTTTGTTAGGTTACGACCCAAACTTTCGGATGAACTACCTGGAGAAAAAATACATTTAACATGCGAATTTACAGTGTCAACTGCAAAAGACGATGGTATGTTCAACGTAGTTTCTACTTGTTCATATGGTTTTACTCCAGATGACGTTGCAATAGATACTGAATTAGCAAAAAAAATTCAAGGCTGGAAAGACGAAGGTAAAAATGAAAAGGAAATTGATTTTGAATCAAAAAATTGGAAGCTTTTAGATGCTTTACGTATTGTTAAAAAAGACAGTTTTGATTTTACTGTAGAAACTATTGGTGTATATAGTAATGTAGAAATAGTGAATAAAGCATGTGAAATTATTGACAAAAGATTAAGTGATTTAGAATTGTTAATTAATTCTGATGAAATTGAAATTAAAACTTCACTTAACAGTATGTCAAATTGTTTTGATATTAAACTACAAAATGAAGATTATACAATTGGAAAAATAATAGAATTTATTTTGAATGAAAAATTCTTTGAAGGCACTAAAATACTCTCATATGTTGGGTTTAAAAAATTTCATCCTCATGATATTGAAAGCATAATTCGCGTTGCGTTTAAACAACCGATGGATGTATCAAGTATTAAAGGGTATTTACAAGAAAGTATTCAAGATGCTAGAAATATATACGCAAAGATTAAAAAAGAATTCTTAAAGGTTGATTAAATTTGATTTCAATAATACAATAATATAAAAATACATAAGAAATAATGTTACAAATATTTTTATTTTAACATTATTTTTTTATTTCTAAGCATTTACACAGAACAACATGTGTATGTTTTTCCAGCAATTGGATTACCGACGCAGCCTTGACCTTCTTCATATGTACAAACACCATCTGTAAAATAATAATTGTTTGTGTCTAATTGTGATGCACAATAATTGCACATCCAAGCGCAACCTGTTCCTGAAGTTACACTAAATTGAACACAATTATTACTTACACTTACACGCTTTTCAACGTCACATACTTCATTACGTTTTCCAACAACGGTATCAATACCAGATAATAACGCAAGAGCTAAAACTATTACGGTTCTAAAGAATCTCATATTATAGTTATTTATATAAATTATATTTTTAAATTATTTTCTTTGTTTTTAGATTTTCTTTAACCAGATTTTCTTCCGATTGTTTCTATCACACTTTTTCTCATTTATACCCCCTTTCTCATTCAAAACGCCCATGTTGTGGATAAAAAGAGGTTTAACTCTATTTTTATTTATTTTTTATTCATTATCTTCATAATAATCTTCAATATAATTATCACATATAAGGGAAGTATCTATTTCTTCTAAATTTTCACTATATTCTACTTCAAATTCAAGAACAGCATATTTATTTGTATAATGACATATTTTTTTAAATTTGTTTTTACACTTTTTAACTTTGATAATTCTATAAGATATTATTTCTCTATTATTTGGTTGGAAATATTCTGTTTCAATATCGGTTGCTATTTTATAAAGTTCATCTTCATGTTTACACACAGGCATGTATTCTATGCATTCTTTGATTTTATTGAATGCTATTTTTTTAGCATATTCTACGTCAGTAGTAGTTGAAATGATTTGAAAATCTTCTTGTTTACGATAATCGTTATATCTAACAACAGCATACATTTTACAGATAAATAGTGTTTTATATAATAATATAGTATAAAATAATGAAAGTGTTTCAATTTTATTATAGGCAAAAAATAAGAATAAATAAAAAAAATGAAATTAAATTCAATGTTTGTTGTATTTGCTAAATAGTAACAAACCATGGTATTTAAGAAAAAAACCAGACGCCGTTATGCATTACTCGGTGAATTTTATGGATATCCGAAATGTTGTATTGATAGTTTTATTGATGATACAAAAAGAACACGAACTCAAAGATATGTACACAAAGGATTAGGATTTATACCTTGTAATAATTGTGCTAGCAAAATAATGAATGGCGAGAATACAATAGAACAATTAATAAAAAACAGAATTTTTAGTAAAGCATTTCCTAGTACTTGTATGAAAAAACATAGAATTTGTAAATTGCGTGCTTTTGTTTCTATAAATAATTATTACAAGAATCAACATTATTAGATTATTTGTATTGAATGGGGATTTTGCATGAGAAAAAGATGTGAATAACGTTGTCTAAGTAAATTATCTAAAAATAAATTGCAAATTGTTTACAAACTTTTGTTACGTTATTATATTGTCTCTTGTTTTATCATTCATTCTTTCATATATATTTTATATTTGTTTTCCCATGTCATTGGTATGCAATATATGATTATAATTCAAACTATGCATCAAAATTTGCGGTTGTAAATTATTTACGTAATCTATGACAATTTTTTTTGTCACAAATAATTTCTGTTCTTTTAATTTATTTTTGTAATCTTCATGAAGATGAAACATATGTGTTCTGTATTGAGGTGAAAATTCTTTTAATGGTTTCTCTTTTTTTATGTAACAAGATATATAATTTTCAAAAAGAGCATTTGTAAATAAATGCAATTGGTCTCTAAAAAGTGAACACTCTTTCTTATTTTCTGGAAAGATTTTTAAAAACTCGTTCATTTTACCTTCTCTTCTCAAAGTTAAATATTGAAATTGCAGTTTTGATTGATTTCCTCGTAAATGACGAACTTCTTCATAAACAGGATTTCTAATTTTGGTTCTATGAGCGGTTTTTTTATTATATAACACAAATCCTAATTTATCATACCTTGTATTCATGGATGCATATTTATCAATCAATTCTGTGTAGTCATTAAATGAATAAATTTCTGGAAATTTAATTGTAGTGGTAAACCAATAATCTTTATTTTCTTGTAAATCTGATGTAAATATTGTAATATTATTTGGATCATTGTTATCAATAAAATAAACCGCAACTAAATATAATTGTGGTTTTTTAATTGGTATTACAATACGATTCTTTGGATGTTGTAAAACAAAACTATAACTTAATTTTCTATTTAAATTTTCCAAAACCAAATTATTTTCTTTTGCTGCTTCTAAAAACATGGTCCTGAAAGTTTGTTTACCGTTTTCTTGTGGTTCTGACTCTGAATGATGCGAAAAAAAACCACATGTTGCGCCGACTATATTTCTTGTTGTAATTTCCCATCCTCCAGTAAGTCCAATGGTTGGATCAAAAAAAACATTAATCATTGTTCCTTCTACAAACTCTTGTGCAACAATATCTTCGTTAGGAATAGGATATAACTCTAAAAACTTTTCGGGTTGAAATGATTTAGGTGGTGCAAAAGCTACCACATTGTTTTTACTATTAATTATAACTGATCTACATAAACCATACGTATCAACTAAATCATAATTCAGTATAGATTTATCATAAGTAATTATTTTATATATTTGATTGTTCTCTGTTCTACATTCTAATTTATTTAATTTAAGAACATTACAAGTGGTATTATTATCATCTTGAAGTAATTCATTAAATCCTTTAATACTACCTAAATTCATATATGAAATATTAGACATTTTGTGTACTAGTTATTTGTTTATTTATATTATCAATTTTTCTTTAAATAATAACAATATAGTTTTTTACAAGCATAAAAATATCTAACATAAATATAGAAGAACAATAACAAAAATAATATGTTAAATATATTTAATAACAATGGAAAAACAAATGAAAATAAAAGCAAAGACAACACTAATGTGAATAATAATAACGACAATTTAATACAGCTTCAATTAGGTGATATTATTGAATTATATGACCCAACAAATGATAAAATAAACCAACAAATTTTTTATATTGACTACATTGATCAAAGTAAAATGATGTTAATAAATGCTAATACATTAGAAAATATAAAATTAAAAATAAGTGAAGACGGTGTCATAGGTGACGGTACAATTAATAAATTAATTATTAAGAGTAGAAGTAATGAAAAAGGTTATGCTAAGCAAAAGAATTTATTACCAGGAACTTGTGTAAATATATATTTTGGAGGAGATTTACCAGTCATTATTACAGGCGAAATAACTAATTTAGAAAATGATATGATAGAAATTACATTAGTAGATGATGATGTTATTTACATAAATTTTGATTACAAGGGTATTCCTGAAGATTTACCAATAGAAATGTTTGAAATAAGAGAAAAACCTTGTACTGGAATACAAGAGACTGAAAAATATAATGAAATGCCAGTCATAGAAGTTCAAAAAGAAAGTGAAGAAGAATTACCTGAATTGTTAAATGAAGAAATTATTAAGAGAGATAACATTCCATTACAATTAGAGGTTCCATTAGGTGAAGTAAAAACCAAAATGAGAGAATTTATAATAAAAGCTGATCAAATACAATTTGGTAATGAAGTACTTGGACCGATCGTTCAATTTGTTGATGTTTATGGTAAAACAGAAAGATACAGTATTGAAAGTCAAACAAACGATTTATTAGATGAATTATTATCAACAATTCCGAATGTAGAGAGAACAAACCGCGTTTTAAATAATATTCATAACATTATTGAAAGATTTGTGCAACTAAGGAGGCATTTTTCAAGTTTTGATGAATATGGTAATGTAAGTGGATCTATTGTATATAAGCCAGATTATAAACCACTTGTTCAATTTTTTAATAATTTCAATAAAAATTTATTTTGGATCTTACCTATAGTAAAAAATATCAAAAAAACCTACGTGGATAATTCTTTATTGACAGAAGATGAATTTTTTGATATAAATAATATAAATTTAAATGAAGATCTGGATAAAATTAAAATATTAATTGAAAACTATAAAACTAATACTTTACCAAACGAACAAAATAAGTATTCATCTTTTTATAAAGAAGCAAATCCTTATTTTACACCATTTGATAATATTAACGACGAACAATTATCGGATATATTAATTGAAAAAATAACTAATAGTGATATAAATGTAATTATTGATAACTTGGGCGACTTTTACTCAAGCGTGTTTCGTAATAATTTATTAAATACACAACGTTTTGTAATACAAAAGTATAATTTAGGATTGACCAAGTTAGACGCTACTAATTTAAAAGGCAGTCGTTTTGAATCAATCAGAGTAAAATTAACACAACCAGATGAATTATATGTAAAATCATTGTTAACATTACCTGAACCCTTTATCCGATTTTCACAAATTAATTTACCAGGAACAAATATTTTAGATCGCGCGAATTTAAATACTATTTTTATAAATTATTGGCAGTTATTAAAAAATAATACAAATGTTGAAGTAATAACAGTGGATAATTTAAATAATAATATTGACTACAATGAAAATAATTTTGTGAATAATATAAAAAATTATATTAACAATCTTTCTGAAGATGATAAAAAGGGATTAACTAAAAGTGAAATATACAACAAATTTATAGAAACAGTCATTCCAAAAACACGTATTCTTTTTAATTTAATGAAAAAATATATTGTAGGAAAATATTCTATTATAGATGTTGTAAGTTATCTAGAACCATTTTTAATTTATACAGATAATTTAACATATCAACAATATAAAGATATTGTTAGTTTTATTTATGAAAGAATTTCAACATACAATAAAAATTTGATTGAGAGAAGTAAATTATTTTATAGTTTAAAAAATTTAAATATGAATGCAAAACAACTACCTTTTTCTTCATTTCCTGTTATAAATATTGTTTCCGATAAAAATAGTAAACGCAGAGAATTATTTGATGATTATGATATTGATATTGATAACAACACAAATCAATACACCAATAATGAAATTTTAAGAAAGGTTATTTTAAAAGATAATTCACAATTATACACTACTACAATTATCTTACAAAATTTACATTTAAGATATCCAGATCAATTTTCATCTATATTTGAAGATGAAAAATTAGAAGTAGAAAAAAATATTAAAAGTGAAACCGGAGAGAGTTTAAATTCATGTAAGAAAAAAATAATAGCAAAATTGTACTTTAATAGAGAAGAATTATTAAATGACAATGATAAACAAATTTATTTTGATAAAAAATACGACGATACAAATTATGGTGTTTTAGATGATTATGAAAAAGATATGTTTACCAAAACTCCAGAAGAATTTATACTTTTTTTAACTAAAAAATTAGAAACAACATTGAAAATAACTCATGAAGATGCGGATTATTTATCAGACACTCTCATTAACGGATTTAAAAAAGTAATTAATGGTCAATATGCAATATTAAAAAAAATTAATAATAATAATGTTGAATTTGAATATTATGTACGTAAGAATAATAAATGGGAACTTGATGCTGATTTTGATGTTGGATCTGCTAATAGAGAAGATGGTATTTATGATTCTAATTTATTGTGTAATTTACAAGAAAAGTGTGTAAGTGTTGCTGAAAAAAATATTTATGGAGATGGTGATAAGTGTGAAACATTATCATTAAATAATTCTGAATTAAAAAATACAGCAATTACAAATATTTTAAATGAATTTGATAAAAAATACAGTGAAAATAAACAAGAATTTGAAGAAAAAATGAATAAAAAATATGATTTTTTATTTGAAAACATTAATATTTTAACAAAAATAAAAACTGATAATTATTTGAAATACAACAACCAAAAATATAAACTTGGCTATCAATTAGATAATGGTGATGGAATGGAGCAATTAAATGCGATAGTGATCTCTCCTTTTGCAAAATATAGAGACTTGATATTAGGGCAAAAAGATTTTGTTAAAAAACAACAAGATATAATAAAATTTGTAAATACTTGTACACGTTCTTTTATTGAAGATGGGTTAGGACCATTAGGTCGCAAAGAGACTCCTCACTGGTTATATTGTATAGAAACCAATACAGAATTATTACCAACTTTTAAGTATAACTTGGCTTCAGCATATTTAAATGATAATTCAAACTATAATCATGTAATGGAACTGACAAAAAAAAATATTGGTGTTATAAGTGACGATGGTGACAAATGGGTTGATAAATATAGTGGATACACTATTGAATATATTGATTTAGATGTGGAAGAAGGTTATGAAGGAGGTTTCAAAATTTCATCGCGTGGTATATTAGAAGAAGATGCTGCAAGTAAAATAAAAAAACAACAAACACTAAAAGAAAATCAAGTTTTAAAATTAGATAATCCAGAATCTATTATGATATCAAATATTGTCACTACTTTATCGGTTGCGATGGGTATTAATATTGAATATCAAAAAGATTTTATAATCAATTGTGTAAAAGAAGTTTTGAAAATAACAATGCCTAATGAAGATGATTATAAAAAAAAAATTAAAGAACTTTCAAATAAAGCTAGCACAACTTCTAAGGCGCCAATGAGTTACGAAGATTTATATTATACAAGTATTTTGTATTATACCATGGGTATGTTTTTAATAGCTTCACAAACGAGTATTCCCTCTTTGCGAACGCGAAAAACATTTCCCGGTTGTGTAAGATCGTTTTCAGGATTTCCTTTTGAAGGTGTTGGTGATATGACAAGTGTACGTTATTTAACATGTATTTGTTATCAAATCAGAAAAAATATAGCAAAACCGTGGTATATATTAAAAAATTCAAAGGAAGAATATATTGAAAAAAAAATAGTACTTGTAATAAATGAATACCTATTAAAACTACCAGACGTTAAAAGAAAAATAGACGAAAAAAATGAATATTTACTAACACAACCCCCAGATGATATACCAAAAGAATATGATGTTATAAATTGGACACAATTTTTACCTCCTTTAATACCATTTAAAATAAAAAATTTAGTCAATATTTCTAGTGAATTCAAAAAAAGCTTACTTGATAATATTAAATCTGGCAGTAAAAAACAAGATGAACAAATACTAGTAATTAATTCAAAGATAATTCAATTTTCTTTAGCGATCCAAGAGAGAATAGAAGAAATAGTAAAAAAGAAAGATCTTGTTTTGAGTAAAATGAACAATGAATATTATCTGGAAAACGCTTGCTGTCAAGAAAAAAATAGTAATACTACTACTATTGGTTATTTTGAAAAAGAAGATAGTAGAATCAGTGATTATAATAATATTGTAACTAATTTATCCAATATAATTGAAGATATTAATGGATATTCTAGAGCAGTATTACTTTACAGTCCAATAAATACAAAGAATATATATCCGCCAATTAAAAAAGAATTTTCTGAGAAAACAATTTATTATGCATTTATTTATTATTGTAATTTTACATCTTTGTTACCTATACCTGAAAATATATTACCATTATGTAACCAAAAACCATTAGACATTATTAATTTAACAGATAGTAGAGAAGAAATTATTAAAAAATTAAAAGAGTCAGGAATAAATTATTCTTTGGATTCATTCTTACGAATGATGCAAATTATTTCAAGAAATAATTTAATTCATATAGATATTGATAGAACATTGATATCATCTTTAATAAAATTTACCTATTTTTTGGAAGAAATCAAATCAGAATATAATGAAAATGTTGTTTCTCCTGAATTAATCAAGCTATTTTTTAAAAATATGGATACTTTTGACATCGGAACACAAGAATCAACTAAAGAAACCAAAGAACTAAATAATTTTTTAATTGAAGAAATTGAATATATGAAGCAAAATTTATTGGAATTTTTACGTCAAAACAAAGGCAAGGATGTTTCACGAAATAAATTGAATGAAGTTCTTTTATTTATTCAAAATTTGTCTAATTGGTCGGATGATAAATCAAAAAATAATATTTTTAACTTTATAAATTTTTTTAAATCATTCATTCATAATTTTATAGGTATATTTCCAAACATTATTTTAAATAAAGTAGATTATAAAGAAAATTATATTCAAAAATATTTGGGGCTTTCAAAATATCATGAAAATAAAATCAAAAATATTATTAGTGACTATTACGATAACTTAAGAGTATTTTATAATACTCCTTCTCTGTTTAATATATTACAAAAAATACAACGTTCGTGTGATAATTTGTTAAAATTATCCAAAAACACACCTACTTTTATAACCATTACAAATTTAAAAAACATAGAACATTCAATAAACCCAATTTTTAATGAGCGTACTAGTAAATTTTTGTATGAATATTATTTGTTAAAAGTGATGGATGAATATATTCGTTTATCAGACGATGATTCTATGATAGTAAAAAAACAAGATCGTGAAAATATTATAACTAATAGAGTTAATATTGATGAAAATACTTTAAATATAGTTTCACTTGAATATTTAGACGAAACAAATACTGCAATTGATATTAATGTTGATATTGACAATAGAATAGAGTTTGATACAAATTTACTAAGTGGCGATAAAAAAGAATTAAAACAAAAAATATCAGGTTTATTGATTGAATTCTTACGTATTATGAAATCATATAAAGAGATCGTAGATTTTTCGTATGATCAAGTTGTTGATAGAATTTTTAAACTAAAAGAAAAGGAAAAAAATATTATTACAGACAGATTAAAAGGTATGGATGATGAAATGCGTGATGCAGATACAATTTTAAAAATTAATAAATTAGGTGTTTGGAGTAAGGGTCTTCAAAAAGGACTCACTACTTATGTAAAAGAAACTTATGATGAAGAAAGAGAATTTGTTGATCAGATGTTACAATATGAGAGAAAAGCCGAAAAGAAAATTAGGGAATCTAATATGGATAATAATAATTTAGACACTATATTAGACGATTTGATTGAAGAGACAAATAGAGAAAATGAAATTGAAAGGGAAGCCTATGATATTGGTGGTTACACAGAAGATTATTTAGACGGACAATTTGAAGGAGATGATGTTGATTATGAAGATTATTATGATACTTAATTTAAATTTTTAAAGGGTTATAAAATTACAAATAGTCTAAAATAATATTTTATTTTTTAATATAATAGTAATTTATATTAAATAATATACAAAATGTTATTGAATAAAAATTATATAAGAGAAAACATAACATTAATATCAATTATTTTATTTGTAATTATGTTTGGTTTAATTGTTATGATAAAACCAGCATTTTTGTATAATAAAGATGGAAGTATAAGAGAATTTGGTATTGGATATAAAAATAAAACAATTTTACCTATTTGGTTATTATCATTGATTTTAGGAATTATTAGTTATCTATTTGTAATGTTTTACTTAGCAAGTCCAAAGCTTTTATAAAATTTATATTGATATTATAATAATTATAATGAAAAATATACAAAATCAAACAAAGGTTGATACTAATTTTAGTATTAATAATGATACATATGAAAAAGATGAAAAACACGGTGAAATTGAACTTACTAATAATAAAATAATAAATTGTGAAACTAAATACAATTATGATCATGATGAGGATGAGGATGATGAGGATGACGAATTAAGTGAATTTACACAATACAGAGACCATGATTTTGAGAGTGATGACGATTTAGAATCTAGTTTAGATTTTGATATTATTTATAAACCTACAAATAATATTGAATTGATACAAATGATTGAAATTAAAAGTAAAATAGTAAATAGAATAAAATTAAATACATTTGATTTATTATATATAAAAAAACTTAATGATAATGACAAATTTGATTTACTAAAATTATTTAATCATATGGTATAATTTTTGAGATCAAAATATTTTAATTTGTTAAAGTATATACCTTACTAGTAGCTTGTTGTTGTTCTTTTTTGATTTTTTCTTGGTCACTTATATAAGTTTGATAATTTTTTGCCATTTGATTAGGATCAACAATACAACCACGAGTTGCTATTTTTAGTTGAACAATAGCAGATATTAATAATCCAGTGTAGATATACCACATAGCTTCGCCAATATTATCACGTTTAACAACTAAATCAAAAAATTCATTTCGTTTTTGATCTGCTAGAGATCCTTCAATTTGATATTGTGATTTCATCAATGGTTGCAATGTATTCCAATAATCTACAAAATTAGATGGAACTATTTGATTTATTAATAAAGAAGTATTTCCAAATATTTTAACTGTCATGTCTGCTGCTTCTTGTATTCCTTTTTTTGTTGTCCCTCCAACTAGTCTTACATTAGGATTTTGTTCTAAAGGAATATTAGGTGTAGCGTTAGTTTCAATATTATCTGCATCATTTGTTGGTGTGTTAATAAGTAGTTCCGTTAATAATTTATTTGCTGAATCTGAAATATAAAAATATCCAACTACATCTGAAAATGCCGATTTTAATCCAGGGTAAACCATAAGAACAACAATAACAGCACCAAAAATTATTGACCAAGGAATAAAAGTATAACTTCCAGACGCTGATAAATTTTCAGTAACACTGCCACCACAAGTTTGTGTTATTATGTATGTATTTACAATAAATTGGACTATTAATATTGCAAAAAAATAAACAGCTAAATATACTTTACTATTGCTTAGATAATTATTATAATTATCTTGGTTAGTCATATCATCATACTTTAAATTTGGTTTTAATGCCAAATAATATACAAATGTTGTTAATAAAAAAGTAATAATATTTAAATAACTGCTTGCCATTTAATTATAATTAATATATTTATATATTATTATGTATAATTTAATTTATAATTATAAATGTATTTATTATGATAATGGACTATGTAAATATAAAGCCACCTATATTAGTTGAAAATGGTGTTAAATATTTTTTAAATGAAACTCTTAAACAATGTCATATTTTTAAAGAAAAATATCACAATTGGGTTTTTAATATTGGATTATTATTATTTTTTTTGACAATTTTAGGATGTATATTAATTTACAAATATAAAGGAAAAATTTCTCCCATGGAGAAACAAAGGAAAGATAGAGAAAAACAACAATATATACTATCCAAAGTGCAAAAATTTCAGCTTGCTAAAAAACAGGCGCACCAAGAATTAATAACAGGTTTACCTAATTGGGAAAATGATTATGAAATTTTGAATAATAAACTTATTTATTAAATAAATTATTAAATATTCTGTATATATAACTATTATATACAGAATATGTCAAGAACCACAATGTCTGTAATGGATGCATTTAATGAATATTATAAATTAAAAAATAAATATGAAAATGAATTTAATAAAGACAAACAAAAAATTATTAAGAGTAAAACAATGAGTTGGAAAGAAAAAAGAAATAATTTTAAACAACTAAAACCAAAATGTATAAATTGTAAACGCCCAGTAGGTACAATTTTTTCAATAAAAAAAAATGGAGAACCAAATAATGATTTTAGAGAACTTAAAGCAATATGCGGGAGTTTATCAGAACCATGTAATTTGAATATTAATATAAATGCTGGTGTTACTTATAATATTTTAGATCATATTAAAGAGTTAGAAAAAGATATTGAACAATATAAAAATGAAATTATTGAATATAAAAATCAGCTGCTTTTTGGTTATATTAATTCTGAAAGAGCAGTAGATAATTTTGATAGAATTAAAGATGCAATTAATGATACTAGTTTTTTGTTAAATATTAATTATGAAAGATTTTTTGATATTGTAGACAATAAAGTTACTAATAATGAAATATCAAAGTTAAAAGAAGAAATGTATTTATTAATTAACGTGATTAAAGAAAACATCAAGAAGTTTAATTCTACAAATAATATACAATTTGTCAGGGATTCGGTTGATATTTATATAAATCAGTTAGAATTAAAATTAAAAGATCTATTAAATTTGAAGTACAATATTAATTTAGTAGAATTTGATGAAGCTGAAGGTGTATATCATCTTATACAACAAAAAAATAGTATTTTTGATTTAGAAGATAATTATGTATCTCCTGAAATATTATCCTTTAATTTTGGTGAAATATATAATAGAAAAACAACGAAAACAAGCAAATCTGAAGCAAAACCGTTAGGAGAAGATGAAATAATTCAAAAAATAATTGAACCTATTTTCAATAGTGATGGATCTATTTCATGGGAAAATGGCGAATATCAAAAAATCTGGAACAATTTACCTTTTGAATATAAAAAAGCTTTAATAGATGATAAAGAATGGTTAGTTTTTACCATGAATAAATTCGTAGAAAATAAAAAACAAAACAAACCTTTGGATTTTATAAGTCCCGTTAATTTAATAATACCTCCACAAATAATGGACAATGGATTATATGATTTTGGAAATAAAACTTATAATAATATATTTAACAAATTTGATAAATCATATCAAAATACACTTTTAACATTATATTCAGATAAAAATGGTGTACGAAATTACGACATGATGATAAACGCAATAAACAATATAGTCAAACAAGAATTGAAGATAAATAATTATTTATAAAATAATAATTATATAATAATAATAATAATAATAAATTTTAATAGTAATATATTTTATACTAATATATAGCACAATGATATTTGAATATTTATCATTTCCTATTTTTTTAATAAGTTTTGCAGTCGGTTTATTTTTTGTCTATATTTATGGTACTGAAATGAAAACAATTTATATTTATCCTAGTCCTGAAAATATTGACAAAATTATTTTTAAAGATAAAGCTGATAATTGCTTTAAATTTGATGCAAATGAAATTAAATGTCCAACAAATGCATCACTTATAAGTACAATTCCATTACAGAATTAAATTATAGTATGCATTAAATTTATTATATATATATTTTTATATAGGTATTTATATTAATGTCATTTTATCTTGGTAGATTTCTTCATACACATAATGGTAAAATAATAATGTCTATTTTACTAGGCTTTGGGTTAGCTTCTTTATTTAGAGCTGTATGTAAAGACAAAGATTGTATAATTTTTCATGCAGCTCCTTTAGAAAAAATAAAAGATAAAATATATAAATATGATAATAAATGTTATAAATATACTGTAACACCTACAATGTGTAATAATAATAAAAAAATAATTAATTATTAATTATGCGTAATTATTATAATCAATCATTCTTTATAATAATTATAAATACATTTTAAGTAATATGAGCGATCAATCAAACACAACTACAAGTATTATGGATTTACCAACTGACCCAGTAAATGGTGGTATTAATAATATAAATTTAAATGCTAGTGAAAATTTACAACAATCTATTATGCAAAATAAACCAACATCTATAAATTTAGACCAGAATACAATAAATCAAATAGTTAATGGACTTCAACAAGCAAGTACAACTGGTGCAACATTATTGCCCTCTAGAGATATTCCAATGACAACTAATAATTTAACTAATGATGCAAATATACAACCAAATTTTATACCACCTGTACAAGATAATTTAGGCCAAGGAGATTACATTAATAATTATCAAGAAACCAATGATATTATTAATAATTATAATTCAAATATGGAACGTAACAACTCATTAGATGAAATGTATAATGAAATCCAAGTACCTGTTTTATTGGCAGTGCTTTATTTTTTATTTCAATTACCATTTTTTAGAAAATTTTTATTTTCCTATTTTCCTGTATTATTTTCAAAAGATGGGAATTTAAATATTTATGGTTTTATTTTTATGAGTACATTATTTGGAATATTATATTATTTTTTAAATAAAATAAATACACATTTTGGAAAGTTTTAATAGTTTGTAATGATTAAATTATCATGCCCGCAATGATAAGTATCAAATAATTCTTTGTTTTCAACATATATTAAATACCAAATGTTTACTTCCCACATAATTGTTTTTTCTTCAAATATAATTTGTAAACATTTGTCTTTCATTAAATCAGCAAATTGTAATAATTTTTCTTTATTTCCTCCAAATACACCACCTGCAAAATACCATGATATATCTTTGTATATATCAATACAATAAATTGCTTGTAAATTCCATATAGTGCCGATTCGTATATTATTATACGTTTTATCATACAATGATTCTAAAATATTTATATAGGTATCATCTTCACATTTAAATACATGTCTTATTCCAAAATCAACCCATGTAAAATTTTCTGTATTAAAATAATTTAATTGAATTGCTTCTCTAATCCATTCTGTTTTATTACACATTGTAAACATAAATTCAATCGTATCTTTAGCTAAATTATCTGTGTTCAGTGAAAAATTAGTTAAAACATCATTATTCATGTATTGATATAGTTCATAATCAGTTTTATCAATTAAAATAATTTTAGTATAGTCATTTTCATATATGTTTATTCTATCATACATTATTTGATCAACAAAAACTATTTTTGGTATTTTTGCCTGTAAAAATAAAATCCCTAACTGATAAAATTTTTCTGTATTACAGTCAACTTTTTGATTCATATTAGTTAAAAATCCTGTTACTAATGTTGTCATTTATACAAATAGTAATTATTTATATTTATATAAATATTTTATATTAATTAAAAAGTTTACTTTTATTTTTCCTCGTTTTTGCATTTTTATTATAAGGATTATATGGATCGTCATTGGTTTTGATATTAAAACCAAGATCTAAAAATCCTTTCGTTTTTTTGGTTTTTTTGGTTTTTTTGGTTTTTTTATGTTTTTTTTCTTTAATCATTAATGTTTTCTCTATTTCATCATCTGGTTTATTATTTTGGTTGTCTTTTTTATTTTGTATTTGATCTGGTTTATAATTAAGAAACCATTCTTCATACTCTAGTGTCCCCTTTTTTTTTTGAAGTTCTTTAAATTTTTCTGCCTTTTGTGCGCGCATTTCTTCAAGGCTATCTTGATGACCATAACAAATAATACTGAACCTTTTTAGTAGACCTTTTTGTTTAAGTCTATTCTTCTGTTGCACATCAAAAAGGAATTTAGACATGCATAAAATTCTCTCTGTAAACTCATTATAATATTCACGATTCGTGTACAAAAAAGATAAATAAAAACTCAACATTGTGTCTATTGTAGCTATTTTAACATTTTTACCATTTATTTTTATTACATTATAACTATGACATGCGATTGGTTTATATAAAAATACAATAGTATCGTTGTCTACTCTGATTTCATAATGTTCTGGAATAATTTCACCCACTGGTTTATGATATATTATTTTAATTTTTTTTACACCTATATCTTTTAATCTTTCCACAATAATTTCAGCACTAGTTTTTGGTTCATGTGATATTACATCAAAATCTGGGATTTTTTCCAATTTTTTTCTTAAATTTTTTGGCATGTATTGCGAGTAAAGTGAAATAGCAAAACCACCAAAAAAAACTACTCCTTGGTTTATTAATGTATTTCTAATATTTATATATATATCATCTTCATCTTTAATATCAAACATTTTTCGTTGTATTTCAATTTTATTACAATTATTAGTTGTTAAAGGGTAATTTTTATTTAATAAAGTTAAACGTTTTAATACTTTTTCCCATCTTGATATATCTCCAGCAGGTCTTGAAAGTTCTAAATACATTGACATTCTTAAAAAATTGGCAGGTGCATATAAAATTCCTGAAACTCTAATAGAATCTTTTTTAAGTGCAATATATATTTCTTTTGGAAGTTGTGTGATATCTGCAACCGGTATAAAATTAACAAATACTTTAAAAGTACCATGATGTTGCCCCGATTTTGCTTCAACATCTGTGTATCCATTTTTATAATATAAATCAGCTAGCTGTTTTGCATCACTTAAAGCATCTGGTGAGAAAAAATCATAATCTGGTATTTCTACATCTTTATTATAAAATTGATCTTCTATAGGTAAAATATTATTAATTGCAGTACCACCATAACAAATTAGACTTTTTAATTTTATAAAATTTTCAACAATTTCAATCATTTTAATGATTTCATCTGAGTTTACAATACGTTTTCCTATCTTCTCTTCTGCATTATCAACTGCCATACGTAATATTGCTAATTCACAATCTTGAAAAGTTAACCCTTTACATATATTTTTATCATTCTTCATAGTTATTATATTTGTCTTATAATAACTTGATAAATAAAATATTTCTTAATTTAAATAATATATAAAATATATAAAAATATTACAATTATTATTTAAATAAATGAATAACGAATTACAAATTGAATTAATAACAGAAAAATGTCTAAAAACACGAGTTGCATATGAATATAAAGAATTGTCCAAAATTTATACTGTTGATAATATAATAGTATTATATAACAAAGAACAAAAACAAATTATAATTACAATAAATCATAATATAAATGAGATTATGGAAACACATACTTTTGTCATTGACAAAACATATCCATTTGTTCCACCCCTTTATCATTATAATAATCGGTGCTATTCATATTACTTGAAATTACCATCTCAGAAATTTCAAAATATATTGGAAACAATTTACAATAAGGTTTGTTTGTGTTGTTGTTCATTAAATTGTAAATATAATTGGTCACCTGCAATAAAATTAAATATGTTTATAAATGAATTGAATAAAATAAGACAATATAAACGAAATATCGTATACAAATTACTGTGTAGTCAAATTAAATACACTTATCTTAATGATGATATACCAATTGAAAGTTTTTTATTTTAGTTATAATTAACATTCCAACCACTATCATTTACAAGTTCAATTTTGGTTGCATTATCTGGTAATTTTGCATTAACAATTTCTTCTTTACTATCATTTGCTTTTTGGTATAAAATTTTGTAATCGTCACAGCTTTTATAGAATAACATGAAATATTGAATCAGTTCTTCGTCAGTTGTTTCTTTAACACCATGACATCTCATTTCAGAAAATCCATTCATATCTAATATTTTACATAACATATCACTATGTTCATTATTATCTAATAGCAAAAAATCATTACTTTTATCATTATATAATTCTTTTAATTCAGTTAATTTATTATAAAAACTCTCTAATCCTATTATACAATATTGAGTTTTATAATTTAAATTAACTATTTTATTACAATATTTATGTGTGTAATTTTTTCGTTTCCAAATTTGAACGTAATTCTCTCTATATTTTACATCTTCGTATGCATCTTTTTCTTTCATTAAATTATCAATATCATATTTTTCATAAGTTTGTTTATTTAACCCCCATATAATTCTGTTAATTTCTGAATTTCGTATTAGCGAAAAATTATTATTACCGTTATTCATGTATTGAATATAGCCACATTTATGTATTTTTACTATTTTTGTTTTTGCAGCAGATCTAATTAATACTTCATAATCATCTAAAATTGGTAAAAATTCACAGAAATTACCCATCTCCATGAGTGTTTTTCTTCTCCATATTCTTGGGTGATTTGGAACACCCACAATATGATTTAATGTTATATTATTAATATTAGGTGTTGAACATACATATGCCCAATTATTTCTGAATTTTTGTCTATAATAACATGAATATCCTAATCCAAAAAAATCTCCATAATTAAAATTTGACCCATCTTCATAAATATTAAAAAAATCCATATAAACGAATCCAACTTCGGGATCATTATCAAAAACATTTGTTGCGTCTAATAAAGTATCTGGTAAAATCTCGTCATCATGATCCATTTCCAATACATATTTACCACGACATAAAGATATTGCTTCGTTTTTAACATTGCCTATGTTGCCGTTATTTTCACTTCGTTTATAAAGCCGAATTCTTTTATCATGTTTTAAATTTTCTTTTAAAAATACAAAATGTTCATCATCAGGCGAGTCATCTAATATTACCCATTCCCAGTCTCTCATATTTTGAACTTTAATACTATCATAAGCTCGCATTATTTTATAATATGAATTATAACATGTAGTAAACAGTGAAAAAACTGGGCGATTAATATCAAAATCGGCTATTACAAGAGAATGTAAATAACAATAATTGACACCATTATTGAATCGTTCAATAGTTTCTTCATTTAATTTATCATAATGTATCCATCTGTTTCTCATCTTATCTAAAATAACACTATTAACGTCACCACAATAAATGGATTCGTTTTCACCAAATGTCACCAATAAATGATAATTTGGATCAAACATTTTGTTTAATTCTTCTTTGTTTTGTATAATAAAAATACTACAATTAAATTTATCTTTATTTGCTTCTATAAATTCATCTATATATGAATATTGTTCGTATCTTAAAAACAAAATATATGGATATTTCATTATAATTTAATAAATGTTATTTTTTTAAATTATAATTAATAAAAATTAGATTTATTTAATATTTAAAGTTATAGTAATCTGTAGATACTTGTCTGGTTTCATAAGAATATGCAGGATTTTGTGGAGTTGGCTTAGGGATTGTTATCTGTTTATATCGTAAATTTTCTGGTTTCAATGCAAACGCATAACCAGACTCATTAAAGAAAATAGCATTTTCTTTTAAAAAATTATCTACAAATTGATAACGCATTGCTACCATTTGACAACCCGCAGCTCTACATAACATACCACTAGGATTACTTGGATTTACACCTGTATCAGGAAACACAATTGTCATACATCTTTGATTGAATTGTTCTAATTCATTAATATCGGGTGTATTTTTAACATTGAAATATGGTAAAGCCCTCATAAAAACTGAATTACTTGTCATGTTCACATATTCCATAAACTCTTTATTTTCCAAATAAGAATTGTTTGATTTGTCAACAATCAAAATAATTTTGTTCATAAAAGAAGTTAATGGTTGTGCCCCAATATTTTTTCCATAATTTTCATAACTATATTGTTTTCCTAACATGAGTTTATCATAAGATTTAAATATACTTGCTAAATTATTATAAATAGTTTGTTCGTTACTTTTAATTCTCAAATGAATAATCAAAGGATCTGTTGGATTAGGAGCTGTACCTGTAGAAAAAGCATAATTACTAATAACATTCATTACTTCACTGAATTTAACACTATTAAAAGTTTCTTTTACATAATAATTATTTGAATTTGAACTACTACTTGATACAACCGGAATATTATCCACATTATAAATTTCAAAATCTAAACAACGTACGCCTTCTTTAAGAATACCTTTTAAAACACATACATCTACGTAATCGTTTTGATAATTACCACCACTGCAAGCATTATAAGCAGTTTTAATATAATAATCATACAAATTACCACTGCAATCGCTAATTTTTGGAGATATAGGTCTAATTTTTCCATTTATTGATGGATATAATGTATTTATATAACTACATTCTTTTGATTCAAGACTACTCAAATAAATCATGTAGGAAATATAAGAAATTGTAATTATTATTATAAGTGCTAAAATTAAATAACAGACAAAATCTTCGTCCATATTATTTATCATATTTATCATACTTAATATATTATATTATTTAAAAAATTAAATAAATATATATATTAATTAGTATTAATAGATTATGGCAGGTGGATTATTAAATTTAGTATCAAGTGGACAACAAAATGTAATATTAAATGGTAATCCTTCAAAAACTTTTTGGAAGGCTGCTTATTTAAAATATACCAATTTTGGAATGCAAAAATTCAGAATAGATTTTGAAGGTAGTACAACGCTGCGTTTGGCAGAGTCATCAACTTTTCAATTTAAGGTACCTAGGTATGCAGATCTTCTGATGGATACATATTTTGTTATAGATTTACCATCTATATGGAGCCCAATATTGCCTCCTCAAGAGTATACTAATCCTGATGGAAGTACATCATATACTGGATGGGCACCTTATGAATTTAAATGGATTGACTATATTGGTGCAATAATGATAGAAAAAATAACAATTAATTGCGGTAATCAAAAGCTGCAGGAATACTCTGGATCTTATATTTTGAATATGGCGCGAAGAGATTTTACTGGACAAAAATTAAATTTGTTTAATGAAATGATTGGACACGTTCCTGAATTAGTAGATCCTGGAAATGCAAATAGTCGTGTAAACGCATATCCTAATGCATTTTATACAGAAAATATTGCTGGTGCAGAACCTTCTATTAGAGGAAGACAACTATTTGTACCTTTAAATTCATGGTTTACTTTAAAAAATCAGATGGCGTTTCCTTTAGTTGCATTACAGTATAATGAATTACAAATATATGTAACAATCAGACCTATATGTGAATTATTTAAAATAAGAGACGTTCTTGACCCAATAAATAATTTTCCATATATTGCACCCAACTTTAATCAATATCAAAATCAAATGTATAGATTTTTACAAACACCTCCAGATATTGAAGTTGGAATTAATTCATATTTAGATCAACGAAGTATATGGTTTCCAAACGTTCATTTGATGTCAACATATTGTTTCTTGTCAAATGATGAGTCTCGTATATTTGCCAAAAATGAACAAAAATATTTATTTAAACAAGTAAATGAAAAAGTATTTTATAATGTTACTGGTCCAAATAAAGTGGATTTGGATTCTTTGGGATTAATTTCAAGTTGGATGTTTTATTTTCAAAGAAGTGATGTTAATTTACGCAATGAATGGACAAATTATAGTAACTGGCCATATAATTATTTGCCTTCAAATGTAATTCCTGCTCCAACATACGGTAATTATCCTTTAAACGATGGTGAAACGATTGGTCCAGGTGTTAACCCAAATGGTCTTTTAACAGGTTTTATGACTTCAGGTAGTTTCAATATTCAAAATGTTAAAGGTATTTTAACTAGTATGGGTATTTTACTAGATGGACAATATAGAGAAAATGTATTGGACGTTGGTATATTTAATTATATAGAAAAATTTACTAGAACTGCAGGTGCCGCACCAAGTGGGTTGTATTGTTATAATTTTTGTTTAAATACATCACCGTTTGATCTTCAACCATCTGGGGCAATTAATATGAATCGTTTTACACAAGTACAATTGGATTTTACAACAAATATTCCTGCGTTAGATCCATTAGCACAGGTATTAACAATATGTGACCCAGAATCAGGAGATATTGTTGGTATAAATAAACCTACGTGGAGAATTTATGACTATAATTACAATCTTTATGTAATTGAAGAAAGAATTAATATGATAATATTTGTTGGTGGAAATGCAGGCTTGATGTACGCAACCTAGCAACTTTTAAAAAAGATTAAACAAAATAATTTAAAGCAACTTTTATCTCAATAATGTATATAAGGATGATTTCATTAAGTAATTGGAATGATATAAATTCGTTAAAAATTGGGGATGAAATCAATTTTGCAAATAAAAAAAAATACAAAATTGATGCAAAAGATATAGATCAAGATAGTGGTGGCATTAGAATTATATTAACATTTCATAATGGTAAAGAGGTTATAATAAATCACTTAGGAGAAGCTAGTGGTGATTTAGGAGAGTTTAATTTGTCAGATAATAAGTTAAAAAAAATATCTAGTGGTGGGAAACGTAAACGTAAAACAAAACGTCGCCTCAATAATAGAATAAAAAAAACACGCCGATATTATAAATAAGCCCAAATCGTTTGATCATAAATGAAACTATAAAAACTAAATAATTGTAAAAATAGATTGTGACATATTGAAAATGTATGCAATATAACAGGGTTTAACATTTGTAATTCTTTTTTTGAAACATTTACATAAAACATATTCATGCATACTGGATATAATAAATGAAATATTATATTCACTACCGTATATGATCTAATTAAAATATTAATATTCTTTTAAATTACTTGTAATTAATGTTTACGAAATGTTTTTGGGATTTTCTTTAAGTTATTTTGGGAATTTATTATATTAACTTTATTTTTTTTTCCAAAAGTATTTTGGGATTTTCAATTTTGGACATTTTTTTTGTCCATTTTTAAAAATCCCGAAAAAGTCTTGGAGAAAAACAAACTTTGTGACCATAATTGAAATTTATCGTCTGAACACCAAAAAAATAATTATAATTTTGTTATGATAAAATTTTTATAAATACTTAAATATTTTATCTCAATGGAAACAAATGGAAACTTTAGGAAATAATTTAGTGGCAAAAAATGGCAAAACTAAAGGCAAACAATATTGTTGTCAACAATGTGATTATATATGCTTTAAAAAATATAATTGGACAAAACATCTATTAACTGATAAACACAAAACAGCTGTTTTGGAAATAGCTAGTTGCAAAAAATGGCAAAAAATGGCAACCAACTTTAAATGTGATTTTTGTAATAAAATATATGTTACAACTTCAGGATTATGGAAACATCAAAAAAAATGTCAAGCTTATATGGTAAAAAATGATATAATAAATATTGAAAGTTCTAATAATAATAACAGCAAATTGATGCAAAACTCAGATCTGCTTAATTTAACCAATTTAATATGTGAATTAGTTAAAACAAATACAGATATTCAAAAATCAGTAATTGAATTATGTAAAAATGGAACTTCTAATAATATTGTTAATAGCAATAACGTAAATAGTAACAATAAAACATTCAATTTGCAGGTTTTTTTAAATGAAACTTGCAAAGACGCAATGAATATAAGTGATTTTATAGAGTCTGTTAAATTACAAGTGACTGATTTAGAAAATGTAGGGAAGGTTGGTTATATTGAAGGTATATCCAATATAATCATTAAAAACTTAAAAGAAATGGATGTAGAAAAAAGACCTGTTCATTGTACTGATCAGAAGAGAGAAGTTATGTATGTAAAAGAAGATAATATTTGGGAAAAAGAAGATGAGGCAAATAAAAAATTAAGAAATGCGATTAGAAAAATTGCTCATAAAAATATTTGTATGCTAAAAGCTTTTAGAGAAAAATATCCTGATTGTGAAGACTATGATTCAAAAAAAAATGATCAATATAATAAAATTGTATACGAAGCAATGGGTGGAAAAGGAGATAATGAATATGATAAAGACACAAAAATCATCAAGAAGATCGCCAAAGTCGTAGGAATTGAAAAGGAATGAATCTCTTACACTTTTGTGATATAAAATTTAAAAAAATATTTATTTATTGTATAATGGTAACTAAAAGAAGAATTGGAAGAAAAAGTATAAATGCCAAATTTAGGAAACAAAATAAAACAAAAGTAAGAAAAACGGTTAAATTGACCAAATCAAAAAGACACAATAAAAAAAGAAAACATAAGACAAAACGAAGGCATCAAAAAGGTGGCAATGACGATGAGTGTAGTATTTGTCAAACAGATTTTACAAAAGATGAAAATGGTAATATAATTGATGATATAATCACATTAAATTGTAGTCATAAATTTCACAGACCTTGTTTAATACAATGGTGTCAAACAAAAGGACCAGGCAGGTGTACTTGTCCATTGGATAGAGAAAATATTAGTCAACAAATGGCACAACATATGCCAGCCTCAAACAATCCAATCCAAAATAACATAGCTAATCCTAATCCAAATTACGTAAGCGATAGTGATGATGAATTGATGGAAAATTCAGCTGTAGATATGTTAGAAACTTTCCTGGGTGAAACTAACGTTTTATTAAATAGTATGCCTTATGTGCCATTACCCGAAGCACCATATCTTGTAGGTGCTGATTTACCACCACATCGTGAAGGCGGTCCTAGAGACAGAATTAAAAATTTGTTAATATGTTTATTCTCAAATGAAGATTATTTTAGTAACAATTTTTATTTTTTCAGAAATTGTAGAGATATTGGTATGGAGAGGATTGATGAGGATGATGAGGAAGGAGTCGAACGGTTGAAAGTTGCAATAATTTCTAAAATGATGTCTGGAATAAATGACGATTTAACTTATAGGCACGACCATTTGACACAAAAAATAATTTATTTTTTAGAAAGGTGTGCAGCAGATGCTTTGGGAATTAGTATTGTAAATGAAGAATGATTTAATCAAAGAACAAACGGATATCAAACAAATTATTCTTGAAATTGTCAAAAACGGAACCAATAATAATAATAATAATAATAATAATAACCAAATTTATCTGAGATAGGCATTGGAAGCCAATGGTCCATCATCAATAAATAACCCGGTAGTTGTATATTTCTCATCATAATTAGGCATGAATTTCAACCCAGCTGGTTTATAACGATCATCAAATAATTGTTGCCCTCCTTTGAAGTCACTTATCCAAGTATTTACGCCAAAATTCGCTTGTGGCGCCTGGTCTAATTTTTCTTTATTTGATGTAAATAATTTAGCTTGTGTTCCAATGTCGGTTGTTAATGTAGAATAGGTTGGTGTTACACCCCACGTTAATTTTCCTGCAGCATTTTGCCCAGGAACATTATCAGTTTGTGGCGATTTATTATAAGAACCATATAAATTAGAACCATACGGGTTACAACCACGACAATCAATATCAGCCATACATTGTTCGCCAGAAATAGCACATCTGGCTGTAGCCGGAGCGCAAAAATTCTTACAACTATATTTAGTTGTTAAAGGTAAATCCACTGTATGTGTTGTTGTTGGTGAACCAGTGTCTTTTGCAATATTTGATTCAAAACATTCAACATAATACCCATTTTTAATTAAAAAATCAATATATTTAAAAATATAATGCAAAATAACTACTGAAAATAATGCTAAAATAATTACGAAGTATTGTTTTTTATTTAAATTCATGATTGTTATATATTTATTTTATATTTTATTTTTACTTTATCAATAATATTATATCATTTAATTATAAGTATTAATAAATAATGGCAAATACAAATGTAAGTAATGAAACTAAAGAACTTGATGCAAAAAAACAAGAAACTAATTCTATTAAACCAAATATAAGTGTTAAAAATATAACATCCTTTTTATATTCTCTAGTGTCACTAATATTATTCATCATATTATATTTCATTTTTGGTTCTATTGTTTTGTATGAATGTAAATTAGCACAATCAAATATTGTACCAACTGATTTAGAATGTTACCCATATACTAATAATTATCCAGAAATAAAACCAATTTTAACAAATATATTCATTACTAATACAGATCCACAAGAATCAGTAAAATTAAGCTTTCCTTATAATGAAGCAAATTCAACCAATACATTTTTAGAAATGTTCCGCAATTATAAAGAAAATCCAAACGCAACTTCTTTTTTTATTTATATGATATCAATTTTAGAAGGTGTATTTAATTATAGTAATAATTCAATAACTTCATTTTTTAATTTTTTAAATAATATTCCAGAAATACTAATTGTATTGTTAGGGCCAATTATTTCATTTTTTTATTTCATAATATCACCTTTAATTGGTATATTAGTTTTTTGTTATTATTATTTTAGTGAGATGAGTTGGCTTTTCAAAACAAATACAAATACAAATGATAATGGTAAACCTATTTGGAGAGATATGGGTTTATTAGACCCAACTGGATACATTAGTTCTCTTTTTTTAGCAGGAGTGTTTTTTATATTATTTTGGATTTTATTGTTTACAGTAGCTCCATTTGTTCCAATATTAATTTTTTATGTATGTTTATTTATGACGTTTGGTTATAAAGGTGAATTAAATAATAAATCAGCTACAATGGGGACAATTATTAAAGAAACTTTTAAAAATTATAAGGTGACTATATCAACAGTTTTATCAATATTTATTATATTATCTACTTTTAGTAATTTGGGTGTTGTTCCGGGCGTGTTTTCATTATTTACAGTTCTTTTAATTTCATTTAATTTCATTAAATTAAATATTTTTGAAAGTAGTACGCCAATCAACTTATCACCTTTAACGAGTTATAAACAAGCAGTAAAAAAATGTACATTAAGTAAACCGAAAACAATTTTGAGTCAAGTTACTAATTTGTTCAAAGATGTAAGCGGAGATAAACTTGGAAGTGAATTGAAAAAATTAGGAACAAAATTAGGAACAAAATTAGCAACAAATTTAGACACAAAATTAGCAACAAAATTAGCAACAAATTTTACAAAACTAAATAAATAATAATAATTTTTAATAATATAAATGTTTTACAAATATTTATATTATAAATAATATTAAATGACTTCAATTATAGATTATCCATTAGTAAGCATTTGTACTCCAACTTTTAATAGAAGACCATTTATACCTTATTTGATAAAATGTTTTGAACATCAAACTTATCCTAAAAACAAAATAGAATGGATTATTATAGATGATGGTACAGATAAAGTAGAAGATTTATTTTTACCATTAATTGGAAAAACATATGACGATCAATCTTTTGAATTAAAATATTTTAAATATGAGAAAAAAATGACATTAGGGAAAAAACGAAATCTAGCGCATAAAAAATGTAATGGTGAATTTATTTTGTATATGGATGATGACGATTATTATCCACCAGAAAGGATAATTCACGCCGTTGAAAGTTTACAAAAAAATCCACGTGCTATGTGTGCAGGTTCAAGTATAATGTATATTTATTTTAAACATATAAATGAAATGTACAAGTTTGGACCATATGGTCCCAATCATTCTACAGCAGCAACATTTGCGTTTAGAAAAGAACTTTTAAAAGATACAAGTTATGATGATGATGCTTGTCTAGCAGAAGAAAAAGCGTTTTTAAAAAATTATACTATTCCGTTTGTTCAATTAGATCCTTTAAAAAGTATACTAGTTTTTTCACATACTCATAATTCATTTGATAAAAAAATATTATTAAAAGATGGTACAAATAAATATGTTAATAAAAGTAATTTATCTGTTGATGAAATTGTAAAAGAAAAAGATATATATCAATTTTTTATAAAAGATATTGATCAAATGCTTGAACTATATGAACCTGGTAAACCTGAATTCAAACCTGATGTATTAAAACAAATGAATGAAATTAAAGAAAAGAGAGAAAAAATAATTAATGAACATAATAAACAAATAAACACAAAAACAATAAATGAAATGACGTTGTTATTAAATGAGTTATTATTAGAAAATAATCAATTGAAAGATAAAGTAAAATATCTAGAAGATAAAATAAAAAAAATAATAACACAAAAAATTGAAGAATTTAAAAATAAATAAATCTTAATAATAATAAAATAAACTTAAAGATATTAATATTATAAGTATATTATTATTAATAAGTTGTAGTATTATTAATAATGTATTATGAAGATATTTTTCACCCAAATGAAGAAAATGATATTTTAAATCACCAAAAAAAAGAATTAAATAATATTAAATCTTGTGATCCTGGTTATGGATATATTTTTATTGATAAACTTTTACCATCTGGTAAAAATAAAAAAACAAGAGTTGATTGTTATACTACAGGTGTCTCAGGATCAAATATCAGAAACGCAGAAACTGGTGATTTTTATAAATATAAAGTAGGATCTAAAGATGAAGACCTTTTTTTTAAAATAGCATTAGCTTCTGGAAAATTAAAAACAAAAAATAGTTCAAATATACTTTTTTACGATAGTCCTGAACAATTAGAAAAACATTTATTTATTGAAATAGATAATTATATAAAAGAACAATGGGTAGATAAAAAAAAGAATATATTGATTTCAAAAAACTAAAAATAACATAAAGATATACATAAATATATTTACTATATATATATTTATGTATATAACAACAATATTGTATTTTTTATTTTTAATTCACAATAATCCAAATATAAACCATTTTGTATCAGAACAAATTGAATCGCATTATAATAAAATTACCAATATGAACGATGGTAAAGATTTACGATATCATGATAACGCTTACGATGAAACTGTAAATATGATTTTATTATATAAAATAAAAAAAAATTATATTATTAAAAATTTATTAGAAGAATTAGAAAAAAATACTACAAACATTTATAATAAATTAGAATTGCTTGAAAAATATGCTTTTTTATATAGTAATCAAACATGTATTACTTCCGTTGATTTATTTGCAGGTAATTTATTAGATAATTTTTACTGTGATAATTATGAATAAATTATGCGTCAAAATCACATTCACCTTCGTACGTGATATCACAATCAATATCTATTTCAGGTTCTTTATATAGTATATCAATCGCATCTTCTTTCATGTATTTATCCAAATAACGATATATTCTATTAATGTCTAATTTGCTAATTTCATAATTTTCAAACAAATTATATATTTGGCTTTCATCATGGGTATTTTTAATAGATAATAAAAAACCAAATAAATCTTTTTTATCCATAGATAATTGTTGACATAAATCTTGTATAAAAATAGTATTATTATATTCAGTTGAATATTTAGTTAGTACTTTCGTGAAACGAACATCGTTAGATGTTGTTGTTTGAGATTGCTTATTAATTTTATTTTTATTAGATTCATTCAAATAATCATGATAAATTTTATTATTTTTAAACGTTTTTATTAAACTGCTCATTTCATTGAATTGCCATATTTGTTTTTGAAAGGTTATTCTATCAATATAATCAGAAAAACATATGTTATCTAATTGATTTATATATAAAGGTATAGATTCTGACTTTTTAATCTTATCAAATTTGTCAATAATATTTTCATGCCATAATAAACCTACACTAGTTCTATCTGTATCATTCATAACGTTATTATGTTGTTCAATATTAAAATAGCTATTCAATAACTTATGTGTAATTTTTTTGGTATCATCATTGTATGATTTTAGTTGGAAAATATTTTCTATTATATTTGTTGAAAATATTTCCGGTTTATTTAAATAAATAGTATAAATATTATGTAGTTTTCTAATATCAAATTGCACGTATTGAATTATTTTGTTTTTTATATTTTCATCTAATGACGGTAATATATTATTTATTAATACGTTCATTTGTTTTTCACTAGGGGTATTTAATTCAATTGTATTACAAACCTTCATTAGTTCTTTTATTTTTTTATCTACCTTGTAATTTCCTATACAAATAATTGGCACCATAGTCATTTCTTCTAATTTTTGTTTTTTAGTTTTTTTAGGCCTAATAAGTTTAATTAAAGTATTAATACCTCCTTTATCACCGTTATTCATACCATCTATTTCATCCATAATAATTGCAATTTTTTTGATCTTTTTATTGAATATACTCATTATATTCTTATCAGCCATATTATATTTGGTAATTTCATCAATTACAGTTTTATTTCTTATATCACCAGCATCATATTTAATAATATCATAATTTAAATCTTTTAAAATATTAGTAACAAACATTGATTTTCCTGTACCAGGATCACCATAGACATAAATACCTTTCTTAAAAGCTAAGTTATTTTTGTTTAATTCAAAATTAATAAGAATATTTTTAATAAAGTTTGCTTTGTCTTCTCTCTCTAATAATTTATTTAAATTTAAAGTTTCCATCTTATATGTATAAAAGTTTTCTTTTTATGCCGATTTTGACACAAACGTTGTACTTTTAAAAATTCGTTTAATGTATTACGACATTTCATAGAATCGTTTTTAATACAATAATCATTTAAAAAATAAAAATAATTTTTATAAATTATATTTTTGTATATATAAGTTTTAAATTTTAAAAATTGCGTATAAAAATCTTTTAAAATATGTAAAAATACATAATCGTTGTCACGTCTAATAATGTCACGAATAAAATTTTCAAATTGATCTACTGCTATATGTTTTTTGATAATATAATGATAAGTCTCATAATAATTTTTATTTAAAAATAAAAGAACTGATTTGGGTAGAAAAGATTTAATAATATTTATAAGTTCATTTGGCAACGATTGTATTTTTGATATTTCCATTGTAATTATATAAATGATATATAATTACAAAAATAATTATTATATTATTTTTTATTTATTTAATTGCAAGGGTTATTTACACCATATGTTAAACCATCCCATGATACTTTACAATTATTAGCCCATTTATATTTCGCACAATTACCATTTGCTCCAGCAAAAGGTGCTCTATTGAAATTCATAATTAAATGTTCATCATTACCTTTAGGTTGACAAACGCCTAAATCTTTAACATTTGTACATGTTAAATTATCGCCTGAGCCATCACTTGCCCAATAATCTGGACAAGCGTTTGTTATAGGAGGCCAACTAACACTTTTTGCAGATTTATATAAAGCGTATGCAATAAGTATGATAGTTAAAAAAAGTATTAAAATGGAACTGATAAACACAGTTTTTTGGAAAGGACCAAAAAAAGTTTTTGTTTTATCTAAACCTACAGAAATAACTATTAATCCAATTATTAAAATAGAAATTATAACTAAAATTAATTTATTTAAAGGAGACATTATTTTATATTATAATAAATAAATATAAAATATTTTTATAGTTGATTAATATAAATGAATAAAATTAATAATGGTAGAGTTGATATAAAAAGTCCTGATACTTCAAATTTATTTGCAATGTATGATAAAATTCCAGCTAATCAATGTGTAACATTTAGGAACCCAACTGAAGGATTATGGGATGAAACATATTTGTCAAAAGCTTTTTTCTCTCATCAAAATATTCAAATCATTCAAAATGGTATACGCGCTGGTGTTTATCATAGATCAAATGGACAATATGTAATAGGACCACAAGATTGCGACTCATTAAAAATAATAATGCGAAGTGTATATTTACAATACGCAGCGAATCAACCAAGTAATATAACACAACAAATTGAAGAATTGAATAAAATTGTTTTGAATTATTGCATTCAACAAGTTTATGGAGAAGCTCAAGGTTATATTAAATATATTGATGATGCAAGTACACTTGTTGTACCTATAGCACATCCAGTAATGGCAAATAATACAGATCGTACATTAGAATTGAAAACATGGTTTGGTAACAAAAATAATTTTGATGGTTTGATCGGCTAAAATCATTTTATTATAAATAATATTTATTTATAATAAATGCAACTATTATTGGAAGCATTATTTGTTGCTTTATATACAACAGGTTTATTCCAATTATTGTCAAAAATTATTAATAATAAATATTTGCTGTTGTATACATTAGGCTTTTGTAAACATTTTCTCTCTTATTACTTGCATATTCACGATTTGTATTGTAATAGTGGTTACGCGTGTAAAAAAATATTACACAACCATGACAATGAATCAAGCCAAAATACTGTATATTATAAATCACAAAATAAATTTTTACTCATAGAAAGTTTATTAGAAGGTGTGTGGTTTTTATTTGCAGGAACCATAGTAACATCAATCACAAGTAAATCCAAATGGTTTAGTGTAATTTTTGCGTTAGGTTTTATTACACATTTAATAAGTGAAATTATATATGTTCATGATTATTTTTGTACTTATAATTGTAAGGCGTTTATAAATTAATAATTAAACAATTAATAAATTAGCCTTTGATTTTAATGGTCCTTTTGAAACTACCTTCTTTTTTGATTTAGACGAACTCATTTTTTCAGGTCCATCTAAACCATTCATTAACCTTTCGCGATTTTCTTTATATTCTAAATATTCTTCTTTTAGTAGATCCAATTCAGACAACCACATTTGACTTTTTGACGTATTTTTTAAATTTTCTAATTCATAGTCCTTGTTTTCATGTTCTTTATTTAATTTGTCAACATTTTCTTCGGTTACACTATCCATTGGCATTTTAGTTAAATATTTGTATTCATCATCCACCATATCGTATGATTTTTCTTTTAACATTATTGTTACGTCTTCGCTTTTCTTTTTTCTTAAATCAATTGATCCTTCCAAAATTTCTCTAATATATTTTGCCTTGTTTGATAAAATCATCAACTCTTTTTCTAAAGTTTGAATCATATGATCTTTTCTTGTTTGATAAAGTTGTAATCTTTTTTCAAAATAATCATCAATAATATGTTCAATTTTATCATATTTTTTAAGTTTTTCCTCTGAGTCAAATAAATGCATATTACTAGTGCTATTTGTAGTAAATAATTTTAATAATTTTTCTACTCCATTACAACCATGATCTGATTTCGCATTTTCAAGGTCCTCTAATTTTCCTTTTGCAAATGTAATGTTAAATTCAATATTTGTATCTCTACTCATGTCATCATAATCTTTAATAACATGTACTATTTTTTTACCATCTTTATCAAGACCGGGTTCAACAAGATTTTCCAATAATTCTTTGAAGTCTTCCGTCCAATAACCAACAGGTAATTCAGTTACTTTTATTTTATCAGGTCCACATTTTTCATAAGATCCTTTTATTAAGAATTTTCCATCTGAAATTTTTTGAATATTTCCCTTGAAACCTTCGTAATATGGAATAAATTCAAAATTTGCTATTTCTGATGTATCTGTTAATTTCTGTTTTAAATATTTAATAATATCCAAAGGATTGTAACACATAATATCAGTACTAAAACCAGTACCAATACCTTTTGATCCATTTACTAAAACCAATGGAATAATAGGCGCATAAAAGATTGGTTCTACTAATAATCCATCATCATTTAAATATTGCAAAATATTATCGTCGGTACTAGGGAATAAACATCTAGTAATTTTATTTAGACATGTGAATATATATCTTTCTGATGCACTATCTTTTCCACCTTGTAATCGTGTTCCAAATTGTCCATTAGGCATCAATAAATTAATATTGTTTGAACCTACAAAATTTTGCGCCATTCCTACAATAGCAGCATTTAAACTAGCTTCACCATGATGATAACCTGAATGTTCTGAAACATAACCACTGAATTGTGCGACTTTTATCTCAGAATTCAAATTCTTTTTAAACGCTGAATACAATATTTTGCGTAAACTAATTTTCAATCCATCCATTAAATTTGGAATACTTCTATCACAATCATATTTTGAAAAATGAATTAGTTCTTTATCAATAAAATCTTCATAACTGACTTTTGATTCACTTGTATTTAAATAAGATTTACGATCGTATTTTTCAAGCCATTCTTTTCTATCATCTGCTCGTTTCTTATTAAATACCATATCAATAGAATCATCACTTTTTTTACCATTATGTTCAAATCCAACAATTTTTTTATTTTCAAAATATTCACGAAATTCTTTACCTGTGCTAGTACCTAAACCTTTATAATATTTAATTTTCCAACCTTTTAATTCTGGAGTTGAATTATTCTCATGTTGTTGTTCCTTCCATTGCTCGTATTCGCCTTCATTATAAAACATTAATTCTTTATCACCTTTTCTTGCTTTTAAAATAGGTGTGTTCATAAAACCAATAAACATTGGGATTTCTGTTAGTGACGGCCATTCAGATTGAAATAAATTCACTCCAAGACCCTTAATATGACTACCATCTGTATCTTGATCAGTCATAAATAAAACTTTCCCATATCGTAAACTTTTATGTACATCTTCTATGGTTTTATATTGTTTACCAGTTTCCAAACCTAAGATTTTTTTTATTTCTGTAATTTCCTTATTTTCCGAAATTTTTTTGATATTTTCACCGCGAACATTTAATATCTTACCTTTCATTGGATAAACACCTATAATATTACGATCTTCGGATGATAACCCTGAAATAATACCTGCCTTAGCTGAGTCCCCTTCACAAAATATGATAGTACAATCTTTTGATTTTTCTGTACCCGCCCAATTAGCATCTGTTAATTTCGGAATACCGCGAATGCTTTTTGTTTTGGAACCATCTGTTTTCTTTGCGGCTTTATTTTCTTTAACTTCAGTCAGTGCACATGCTGCATCCATTACACCCATCTTAGCAATTTTTTCAATGAATTTTTCACTGACTTCACATTTAGAACCAAATTTAGATGAGGGCGTGTTCATAAAATCCTTTGTTTGACTATCAAATGCAGGATTTTCAATATCGCATCTAATAAATAAAATCAATTGTTCTTTAATTGTATTAGGGTTAACCTTGATTTTTTTCTTTTTTTCAATATATTCACAAAGTTTTCGTGTGATTTGATTTAAAATATATTCTACATGTTTACCACCTTTAGCAGTGTGAATACCATTTACAAAGGATACTTGAATAAATTCGTTACTTGGTGTCAACGCAACTGCATATTCCCAACGTTCGCCATTTTCTTCATAAACACGAGGAGTTTCATTTTTATCTCCAATATACATATCAATATATTGTTGAAAATTTTTCACTGGAATTAGATTTGAATTATATTTTACTTTTAACGATTTATCTGTTACAGCAGCGACATCATAAACTCTTTTTTTCAACAACGCTAATAAATCAGATGATAATGCAAAACCATCAAAACCTGTAGCTAAACCCAAACGTATGTAATCAGGTTTGAATGTGATTTTAGTGTAAGGCTTTGTTTTGCATTTACTAATAACAGGTTTGCAAATATCATGTAAATTATGTTTGAATTCTTGAGTATATTTTAGACCACGTACATGATCAACAGTTTCAATTGAACCATAAGTTGACCAAATCAAGACAAGTTTAAATCCAAACCCATTTTTACCACCAACAATTTTTTTTTCTGTTTTATCATAATTAGTAGACGTTCTAAGATGACCGAAAATCAACTCAGGTATCCATATTTTGTATTCCGGATGTTCTGCCACATCAATTCCATTTCCATCGTTTATCATAATAATAGTTCCATCGCTTTTAATGGATATGTCAATACAAGTAACTGGTAAAGCGTTTGCGACGTTATTTTTAATTGCTTGATTCATTCTTACAACGTGGTCTCTACAATTGACAATACCTTCATCAAATAATTTAAATAATCCAGGAATATATTTAATGTTTTTTTCAATAATTTTACAACCATTGACATTGTCACTAGTATCATTATCATTAATAATCCAAACATTACTGTCTACTTCTTCAACAGATCCAATGTAGGTATCTGGATTATCAAGAATATGTTGTTTGTCAGTTTTTTGTTGATATTTATTAGCAAGTGTTAAATCAGTTGAACTCATTTTGTGTATTAACGTATAAGTATACATATACGTATATTTTTTAAATAAGTTTCATTTTTATTTTTTACTATTTGATAAAATAATTATATAAATAATATTTAATATTAGAAAAAATGGAATATATAAATGTTAATAAAGCTTCTCCAGTAAAACGTTATAAACAAGTTATTGATAATGCTTTTTATGGTGACAGACGAATATGTTATTGTCAACCAGAGATATTTAAGAATGCATCCGCAAATCCGAATGGTGCATATAATTCACAAAATATGAGAATATCTACTATTGTTAAAAATTTTAAAGGCGGACAACTTCAATTTGGTAATACTTATTTAGGAACAAAAGATGGACTTGAATTAAATTATTTAGGGCGTTTGGAAGGAATGCCTGGAGGAAGTGGTAAACCTATTAAAAACAAATTTTAAAATATTTTCTCTCGTAATTTTATATGACTCGTTTTACTAAAACAGCTTCTGGTAGATATATGGTTCAAGGAAAAAGTTACGAAATGTTAATGGGATCTCGCGCTCAAGTTTGGCATGGAACTGCGTATAAAACCTCTGGTGGTTTAACAAAAAACCAATTAATGCAAAATAAATCAGGACGTATTGTTTCAAAGGATAAACACAATACTGCCAAAAAAGAAAAACGCCTTGTCAAGGCTGGTTATGGAACCAAAAAAGGCAAATTCGGATTTGTTTTATTAGGCAAAACACGCAGACACCGTGGACGTAAAGGTAGTAGACGTCATAAAGGTGGAAGTGGTATCAGTCAATCATTAAGTCCATCAACTTATGATGGACAAGGTGTTGGAACCTCTGGTGTCAACCTTCAATTTGTAGCTGGTAATGCCGCATAAATCTAATAATAAATTCACTATTTTATTTATTATTGTATATCAAAATTATTTTTTGGTATTGGGTAGTGACGTTGGTACTTTATTGGTATTGGTATTTTTATCTAGAATATACTCACCACACGGTCCGCAATGATCTTCGTTAGATAGATCTATCTTTTTATTGAGTTTTTTATTACAATAATCTATATTCCAACGACCTAAGATTTTTTTTTCTTCTTGACTCACAACTTTATTTATTATATTCTTTACAAATTTTATTCCAAACATAATGATAGTAATATTATATAATATTATCATTAAATCATTTTATTAAAAAATCAATTATAAAAGCAAATGCAAATTATACTGATCGTCATCTAATAAGTGATTTCGTTAAAACTTATTACACCTATTTTCATTTCAAATGCCGATTTTGAAATGAAAAGCAACAATAAATATAATTGAAAACATAATAAAAGATAATTATAATAAATATTATAATGAAGTTATTAAATTTATATCCATTTAGTACTTTGGTTTCTAATTGTCGTGCGTCATTAATACCAACAAAAAAAATATGTAAAGATTGTAGACATTTTATTGGAGATAATATAGAGTGTAGAAAATTTGGCGATACAAATTTAATAACTGGAAAAGTAACCTATAATTATGCGGGATCTGTAAGAAATGATAATAACAAATGCGGCGAAGATGCAATCCACTTTGAAGAGAACAAATTTAAAATTATAACAATTCCTTACTATTTTATAAAAGATAAGATATTTGTAGTTCTACCAATTGGTTTATCATGTTTATATTTTTATGAATTATTGTATACCTTACCTAAGTAATGTCGCTATATCGGCATTTGAAATGAAAAAAAGGTGTAAAACAAAAAAACAATTGGATAGTGAAAAATTACAGCTTATAAATGACGATTTTTATTCACCAGCAGAAATAATTAACTTTGTTAATCTTCACATCTACAATACTAATTGACTTTTTCTTTGATTTTGCTCTTGTAATTGTAGATATCAAGTCAAGCCAAGATAAAGGCTATAGAAGCTGATAAAACTGAAAAAATTAACCAAGAAGCTAAAGCAAATAATGATCATTTACTCGCAGAAGGGAAAAGCTCTAGCTCTAGCTCTAGGCATGTAATACTTATTATTCATCTACCCAGGATGTCTCAATAAATTTTTCATAAACAATGTATTTTGCAATTTTAGAATACAATAATTTCTCAAAATAACGTTTGCTTACTATTAATTTGTTGGATTCATTATTGCAATATTTATAATAATAATTATATGCATCATCAAATGATATTAGTGCCAAACTATGGTTTGTTTTTATTTGTAATTTAATATAATCAAATGAATTTTCAATGTCTTTATTTTTATCCCAAATATTACAGGATACATTAAGTACATACTTATTTTCAATAATTTCAATACTTGGAAAAAAATGTTTTAATATTTTCAATACATTTTCTTCATTAATATTTCCATTAGATATCAATTTTTCATCACTTGTTTTTTTCTGTGTCCATATTTTAAATAATACACATAATTCGTCTATTTCTAACTCATCAAAAGTTTCATTTTCATTTTCTGTAATTCTGATCGTTTTTTCCCAAAATTTAATAAAATCACTTTCAATAGGTAAATATTTACTTGTTAAGTTAGTAAAACAATCATTTTGTTCGTCGTGATGATACAATTCTTTTAACATATTCTTTAATGAATTAGAATAAATCATGTTTGGTAAAGAATTTTCAGATAAGAATTGTTTCCAAATAAAATGAAGATGTTTCCATTGAATTGTGCTATTAAAGTCATCTACTTTATTCAAATAATTATCACAAAATTTATCTAAAATTTGTTCTTGCTTATTACAACGTAAATACAATGCAAATTTTTTTAATTCTTCATCTGACTTATTTTCTAAGAATTTTTCAGAATTTTCATATCTTTTTGAATAATGACATGCAACACATAAAAGATCTAAACCAATTTTCTTAAGATGTTCTTTCCATAAATCATGTGAGAAATTATCATTTATTTTCAATAAGCGATAATTTTCATACGAATTATTTTCATGATATTTAGTAACAAAATTATTTGTTGTATTTGTATTTCCAATAGATAAGTAAGATATATTATCTAAATCAATTAAAAGTTTTTTCATATTTTGGCTTATGAAAAAAAGCAAATGAGAATTTTTTTTTAAAATGTTATCACCTACAATTGTTAAAAAATACTTTGATTGTGTTTTGGAGGAAAATAAAGAAGGATAAATAAAATTCAATACATTTTGTATAGTATCTGTTTCTGGGATAGAATTCAACAAACTTCGTTCTTTTATTAATTTGATTACATTTATTTTTGTTTTATGCTTCCAATCTAATAAAACCCTTTCTTTTGAAATGGACGATAATAATTTGTGTATAATATCGTCCTCCTTAACAATAAAATAGTTTTTCCCATCATACTCATAAAAAAAACCATTACTTGATAAGTAGTAGTATTGATTCTTACTTAAAAATACTTGTATAAATATTTGTTGTTCGTTATTCAAATAATGATTTCTATTTATACGTTTTACATGATTCAATTGTTCATTTTTTAAAGTGTTCGGTAAATAGTTATTAATATGTGTATGAATTCTTTGTAACATATATTCATCATTTTCATAATTACCAAAAAGTTCTTTTAAAGTGGAAATACACTTTTCTTGTAATTGATATTGTTGTGCATGTATTTGGTTTTCACTTAAATATGAATGAGACATTATTATATTATTTTTAATTAGTTTTTTAAATAATAATTTATATTAATAATATAATTATGAAAAAAAGTAAGGTTAATTTACGTTATCTACCGAAGAGGTTAACAAAAAAAGATAAAAAAATACAGTATGGAATGTTAATGAAATCTAGGAAATTATATAAAAAAGGAAGATATTTTACAAGAAAACCATTAAGATCGTATAAAAATAAGACATCAAAACATATCTTACGCGCAAAAAAAATATATGGTGTAGCAAATATTGGTGCAACCAATGAACTTGCAAAAGCAACAGGATGTTCAAAAGAAGCATTAGGAGAAATTATACGAAAAGGTGAAGGAGCGTATTATTCTTCTGGATCCAGACCTAATCAAAGTGCGCAATCTTGGGGTGTAGCACGTTTAGCAAGTTCTATTACTTCTGGAAAAGCTGCTGCCGTAGATTTTTCAATTTTAGAACAAGGGTGTAAAAAAAACAGTAGAGCATTACGTTTAGCAAAACTAGCTAAAAAGAAACATGGTCACGGAACAAGGCGCGTACCGAAGGCCACTTAGTGCGTTTTTTTAAGTTGGCTATGGATAGTGCGTCAATATTCTATTTTATAAAAATTATTTAGAAAACATAAGGATTTAAAGATTATTGTAAAAATTTAAATATTAATGTCAAATTTTGTAGATAAAACTCAAAACTTACAATTAGATAATTCTTTTAACAATGGAAATGTTTTAACGATTAAAACTGTACAAATTGCACCTTTTAGAACCTTAATGACAGCTTTGAAAGATATTTTATTAGAAACAAATATTACTTTTCAACCAGACGGGATTCGTATTATTAATATGGATAAGTCGCATACTATTTTGGCTCATTTATTTTTAGCAGCTCAAAATTTTGAATTTTATGAATGTAAAAAGAGTAAAATTGTTATTGGTGTAAATATGTTTCATTTGTTTAAATTGATTAATTCTATTGATAATGATGATACGTTGACAATTTACATTGAAAATTCTGATTATGTAGATGGAATTGTTTCGCATTTAGCATTAAAATTTGAAAATGGTGAAATTAAACAATGCAAAACACAAAAATTAAGATTGATTGAGCCTGAACCAGAAGAGTTAGAATATCCAGATGTAAAGTTTTCTTCTATTATTAATTTACCTTCTGCAGATTTTCAAAAAATAATTAGAGATTTGTCTTGTATTTCTGAGAAGTTGGAAATAAAATCTGTGGGAAATGAATTGATTTTTAAATGCTCTGGCCAATTTGCTGCCGCAGAAATTCATCGTGCGGAATCAGATGGTAGTATGGGTTTTGTATTAAAACAAGATTCATCTAAAATAATTCAAGGTGAATTTTCATTGAAAAATCTAAGTTATTTTATTAAATGTACTAATTTATGTAATCAAATTGAAGTTTATTTAGAAAATGATTTACCATTAGTAGTTAAATACGACGTTGCTAGTTTAGGTAGTATTAAGCTATGTCTTGCGCCATTACCGTCGTCATAGTAAATTGTTTATTGTGTATTGTGTATTATATAAATCAAATTATCACAATCAAATAATATTAATAAAATTATTTGATTAATATATATATATGTCAGAAACAACAACAGTTCCGATTACTTTACCCTTGACATCTACAAGTACTCCACCAGTGATTGTTTTTAATCCATCTGGTAATGTTACTACTTCTAGTTTTAGAGTGGGTATACAATATTATAATACTAATACAGAAACAACATATTATGATATTTATAGTATTAAGCAAGGTCAATGGATAGCGGGTTTACAGGGTGGTTTTGCGTGGTTAATTGTTAATGATCCAATATTTAATCCAGATGGTACAGTTACATTAGATTTGTTAGATGTA